GTTCTACTGGTGCTACTGGTTCTACAGGTTCTACTGGCGCAACTGGTTCTACTGGTGCTACTGGTTCTACTGGTTCCACAGGTGCTACAGGTTCCACAGGTGCTACTGGTGCTACTGGTTCTACTGGTGCCCCAGGAGTATTTGGTGGTCAAGCATTTGAATATCAATTTTCTGATTCAACCGCAGCTGCTGTAGGAAGCACGGGGATTGTAAATTTAAATAATGCTACGCAAACAAGTGCTACTGCTATGTATTTAAATAGTTATGATAGGGATGGTAGTGATATTAATGGATTTTTAGGTGCATTAGACGCAGTAACTAATCCGACCAAAGGATTTGTACGTATGGTATTAGAAAATCTTACGACAATACAACCATCTGATCCTGCAAGTGATTGGTTAGAATATAAAATTACTGCAGCTACCGGTCCACAAGATATCGGTGGTAATACAGGATGGTATTTAGATGTACAAAATACTGGAGGTGATTATGTATTTGGAAGCACTCTTCCTTATGTAAAACTAAGTTTTGTAACAGTCGGTGATAAAGGTGATAAAGGTGCTACAGGTGCTACTGGCGCTACTGGCGCAACAGGTTCTACTGGCGCAACTGGTTCTACTGGTTCCACAGGCGCTACTGGTTCCACAGGCGCTACTGGCGCAACTGGTTCTACAGGTGCTACTGGTTCCACAGGTTCTACTGGCGCAACTGGTTCTACTGGTTCCACAGGCGCTACTGGTTCTACAGGTTCCACAGGTTCTACTGGTTCTACTGGCGCTACTGGTTCTACAGGTTCCACCGGCGCTACAGGTTCCACAGGTTCCACGGGCGCTACTGGTTCTACAGGATCCACAGGTTCTACTGGTTCAACTGGTGCTACAGGTTCCACAGGCGCTACTGGTTCTACTGGTTCTACAGGTGCTACAGGTTCCACAGGTTCCACAGGCGCTACTGGTTCTACTGGTTCTACAGGTTCCACAGGCGCAACTGGTTCTACTGGTTCAACTGGTGCAACTGGTTCTACTGGTTCCACAGGCGCAACTGGTTCCACAGGTTCGACTGGAGCAACTGGTTCTACAGGTGCTACTGGTTCAACTGGTTCCACAGGTGCTACTGGTTCTACTGGAGCAGGTGGTTACGCTTTGACAACTACAATAGGTCCAGCCTCATCCAGTAGTTTAGGTCCTGGTGCTACTGGATCAATTGATGTAGTAGTAAATAGTGCTGCGTCATTATTGACAGCTGGTAGTTATTTATATATTGATACAAGTGAACAAGATACTGGTTATTTCTTAGTTACAACTGGTTTAACTGGTGCAAGTGTTGGTGTATATAATATATCAAATAGTACAGCAAATTGGTCTACAGATCCTGCTGCAAATGTGGCTTTAGTAGGACCTCAGGGTCCATTAGCTCTTCCTACTAGTTCTACAGGAGCAACAACAGGAGTTGTAACGTATGTTCCATCAGATGGAGATACAGCATGGAAATATAATACAGGAAAATCATTTGTAATTGATCATCCAATTAAAGAAAATAACTATTTAGTTCATGCTTGTTTGGAAGGTCCTGAAGCAGGTGTATATTATCGTGGAAAAGCAACAATTGAAAATGGTGATGATGTGACAATTCAATTACCTGATTATGTTAATAGTTTAGCGACTAATTTTACTATTCAAATAACACCATGTTATAATAAAAACAAAAAATGTAGTTCTATTTATACTTCAAGTGATGTGGAAAATGGTGAGTTTACTATTTATGGAGAAGAAGGTAGTGTTTTTTGGCACGTATATGGCGAACGTTTATCCATGGAAGTAGAACCATCTAAGGATGATGTAATAATTAAAGGCGAAGGACCATACAAATATATTTGTATAGAGTAATTTTTTAGATGTAATTTTTTATTAAATGTAATTTCTATAAGTAATATATTATATATTTTATTGTTAATAATATATATAATAATGAGTCGTATTACTAATAATAATTGTTCTAGAGCATCTACATGTTGTATTGCCGGACCAACAGGACCTCAAGGTTCTAGAGGAGCCGTTGGACCACAAGGATTTAGAGGGGTTTCCGGTGAAACAGGCTCTACTGGTGTTACAGGTCCTACTGGACCACCGGGTCCTACAGGCCCTTCTGGAGCGTTTGGTGGTATGAGTTTTGATTATTTATTTGATACTAGCGTAGAGTATGGTATTCCGTCACCTGGTTATTTAAAATTAAATGCGGAAGACACAACGATAGCAACTTCATTATCTATGAGCAGTTTGGATGATCAAGGAAATGATGTAAATAATTTTATAGCAACTTTGGAAGCAGTAACTAGTAGTATAAAAGGATATGTTCGTATTAGTAAACAAGGATCAGCCCCAGGAGCTGATTGGGTAGAATACGGAATAACATCAGTAGAACAATTTTTTATTCCAGAAGGAGGATGGAGAATGGTAATCAATTATCATGGTGGTGGACATACATTTCAAGAAAATAATGATATTGTAGTAAGTTTTGTTACTGTAGGTGAAAAGGGTGAACGAGGAGCTACTGGATCTACTGGTCCCACAGGTCCGCCTGGTATAGGGGTTACAGGTGCTACAGGTTCTACAGGTGCTACCGGATCGATGCCCGTGCCAACTCCAATAGCTCCAACAGGTACTACAGGAGGTGTTTTATATAATAGTATTACTAATACATGGAATTATTCAAGTTCAAAAACCTTTGTTATTGATCATCCAGTAAATGAAGATAAATATTTAGTACACGCTTGCTTAGAAGGACCAGAAGTTGGAGTATATTATCGAGGAAAAGCATTCATAGAAGAAAATAATGAAGTTACTATAAAGCTTCCATCTTATGTTGAGCATTTAGCTACAAATTTTACTATTCAAATAACACACATATATGATAGAAATAATCCAGGTCATAAAACATATTCAACAAGTTTGGTAGAAAATAATGAGTTTACAGTATTTGGTGAATCTGGTAGCTTTTTTTGGCAAGTATATGGTGAGCGTAATTCAGTTAATGTTGAACCAAATAAAAAAGATGTAGAATTAAAAGGTGATGGACCATATACCTATTTATCTGAAAAATTAGTAATTGATACAAATATAGATAGTATTGATTCTATTACACCAACAAATACACCAAATATATCTAGTTCTGATAATGAAAATAAATTACCAGCAATAGCTACACCAGGTAGTCGTCCTACATCATCAAAGTAATAAAATATAATAATTCATATTATCATATTTTATGAGTTTATCTTATTTATCTAAAATAAAGTTTCTTAAAAATGTTTTATATAATGGTGGTAAATAGTTGTTATCTGTTGATTTAATGTACGTGCATTTTACATCATCTGAAAACAAATGTTTATTTTCTTTAATTTTTTCTTCAATATTATCAATATCTGTCATTTCTATAGTATTATGCTCTTGATGAGTAAAATTTTGTAATTTATTAGAAATAAACTTCGCATCACCAAAATAACTTAAATGCCATCCACCTTGATGAATAATAGGTAACCAATTACCAAATCTAATTTCATCGCATGTTAATTTCTTTTCACACATTTCCCCATATGTAAGGATTTTAGATTGCCACCATTTATGATCTAATTGTGTGTTTAAATTATAATAATAAAAGTCCATTTCTAATATATTCCAAGTAACTTCAACTTCATTAGCAAGAACTTTCATTAACATTTTTGGATCGGGTATTTCATCTAGATCGTTTATTAATAATATATCATCAGGACTAAGGTCTATTTGGTCAATTCCTCGTTTAATAGCGCATCTTTGAAATTTTTCATTTTTCCATTGTTCACCATTATCTATGTCGCAATTAGGATATTTGAATGGGAAGTCATCTACTACAACATATATAATTTTATGAAGAAATTCTTTAAAATGATGTTTATTATTTTCAAAGTTTAATGGTTTTTCTTTTCCAATATGTGTATGAGTTGCCTCACTTATGATAAAATAATCTACATAATCGTTTAAGATAGTTAATCTATATTTTAATAATTCTATTTCGTTATAAAATATAAAACCATCCACTACTTTACGTTTTATTGATGTTTTATCAAGATACATTTTTCGTGGATAAGGATCCATATAATGATCAACTGGGGACCTATGATATTCTACAATTTTGGGATTATTTTTACAAATCCACATTTCAGCATCTTGTTTGCTTACCAAAAAAGTAGGGTCTAAGGATTTAATATAATTTGAAGTACTCCACCAAAAGTTTCCTGAGAAATGTAACGGAACACCATCATTACGATCATAATAATCACATCCAAGAACATCATTATTTTTTAAATCAAAAAGACACTTTTGATGTTTTTCAACTAAAAAGTATAACATTAGATTAACCCAATCCTGAACATTTTTATAACGTGGTGTATTATTGTTGTAAGATATACCTTTGGTATGTAAATACAATATATTTTTATTAGATACCTTTGAAGAAAAATCATGTATTAATTTAAGTGTTGGTAATTCTGCTAATGATGTGTCTTGCGAATGATTAATTATATAATATTTTGGTCCTAATTCATCTACATAATCTTTAGGTATTGGTTTTCCAATATTAAAAATACATATTTTATCTAAGACATTAATTAATTTGGTTGTTTTAATTAAAGAGCAAATTTTTGTTAAAACACTTAATCCATTTTCTTCCATATTACAACTATGAATAAAGCAATAATTGTTATGATTTGACGAGTTAGTGATATTAAGTGAATATATATCATTTAATGCAGTAGAAAAATTATCAATAAAAATATTTCTTTCATTTTCCATTTCTTGATAGGATATACTTTTAAATATAATTGGGTCATCGTTATACATATGGTACGTAATGGCATTTTTAAAATTGTAATATTTTTGTGAGTTTTCATCAAGTATTACAGGAGTTAAAGTAGAATAAGCTAAATTATATACACCCGATGCTCTTTCGCCAGGTTCATATCCGTGATTTTCTTCTTCTATATTAGTATAATTTATATCTAATAAATAATGTGAAGATCTAATGATATCAATCATTTCACATGTATCTAAATTAGTGTAAAAATTAAAACTAATATTATCATTATTCAAAATATCGTTATCATAATCCTTTATTGTTTTTGTTCGATGAATTACATTAATTTTGTAAGTATACTTTTTTGGTAATTTTTTAATCATAAGATTAAGATTAGGTTTTCCTCCAAGAATAGTTAGTATTAATAAATCCTTATTATTAGATGCTAATGATAATGCCTTTATTTTATCCTTACTTGTATTTATAGGAAAACAAGGTAACGCAAATGGTAGTGAAGAATCTTTAAATGGTAATATATTTATTCGATTTTTATAATATATGGATTCAGATTTTTGTAAGGAATGTGTTTTTAAATCAAAGAGTCCAATTTGATTTGTTTCTGTATTTAATATTATACGATCTTTGTAATAGTGATTAATTGCAATTATTTTATTAACATCAATATGTTGGTCACATAATTCTCCACGTGAAAATGCGTCATCATCAGTTGGCATAAAAATATAATCATAGTTATTATTTAAATCATTTCCCAGTTTTGTTTTATTAAATGGACTTGGTATAATTATAAGTTTATAACTATTTGTTTTAAAATAATTGTTGTAAAAAGATAACCATCCCATATCATTTCCACTAGGTGTATAAATATCTAATTGTATATTATTATTATTACAATAATTAATAATGTAACCATACATTTCATAATGAAACGTAAAAGTGTTTACTATAGCAACTTTCTTAGGTAGAGTAATAATTTTTTGAGATATATTATAAATATAATCTTGATTTATTGATGATATTGGTTTGGTATTATTGATATCTATTTTTTTACCGAGTATATTACACATATATTCGTAATTAAAAAAGTCATCATATGAACACATAGTTAATGTAGTATGTTTTTGTATAAAATTATCATCTAAGTAATCACAATCTTCAGATAAAATCTTCATTTTTGCGTTTAATAAACGATCGCATCGAATATGCTCAAATATTCGGGTTGTTCTTTCTTTTGGTGGATCAGATTCTTCATGTAATTGACCATGAATATTCAAAATAATATGACATTTTGCGATTTCTCTATCTCGATCAATACCCCATCCTCTTATGAGATTTACACTAAATGATTGAGATAATAAATAAGTAACTACTTTATTACGACGTGGTGGTCTAACAGGTAATATATTTGAAGTGCAATTACCTGAAACCATGATTCCGAAATCATATATTTTTTCTGTTTTTCTATATAAGTTGTTTAATGCGATAGATTCTAGGAGATTGTTTCCATAAGATAAATGAACAATATCTTTAACATCAGATTGGTTCATAATATTTATGTTAGATTGACTATAATCAAATATTTTCATATTAGGATATCTTTTTTTCTCGGCTAATAATTCAGTAAGACGAAAATCATATGATAATGGTTCTGTATTTAATAATTCCACAAAAACTTCTGGATATAAATCCATAATTTTTGGCTCAAAGATTTGATGTGTACACATTAAACGTGTTGGATTGAACTTTTTAATAAGACCGATTTCACGAGTAGCAATAATAGTATATTTGTTATCTTGATTTATCGATCTAAAATAATCAGACATAGCACGTATACCAAAGGCAGGACCATAAAAAATTACCCAAATAGGTTTGCTATTATCAATAGTGGTTTTTTCTGAATACATTTCTTCATACTCATTTAGTTTTTCGTTATTTATAATCCTTATTTCAGGTGTTAAAGAATCAAATACATTAATATTGTTTTGATTATCATTTTTACTATCAAGAATATTATTAATAAAATTACAATCAAAAAATTGTTTATAATCACAAAGGTGTAACCTTTTATATTTATTAATAAAATTAATATCTAAATCATCACAATCTTCTGATAATATGTTATATTCTGCTTTTAATAAACGATCACATCGTAAATGTTCAAACATACGATTTGTTCTAGATAAAGGTGGATCATTTTCATCATATAATTGTCCATGGATATTTAATATAAAATTGCATTTTGCTAATTCTTTATCTCTATCAATACCCCAACCTTGAATAATATTGACAGAATATTTATTTTCCATTAAAAATTGTACAACTTTATTTCGTCTATTTGGTGATAAAGGAAGCATAGTAGTTAGTGACTGATTAGATACAATTATACCAAAATCATATTCTTTGGGAGTGATTCGGTATAATTTGTGTAGACTTTCATTTTCACGATGATTAAACTGATATGGGATACATGTAGCATCAATATTATGTTTTTTTAATATATTTATGTTTGCTTGGTTATAGTCTAATATATTAATATTTTTGTAATTATCGCAAATATTTTTGATATTATCCACTTTAAATTTATAATTTAAATGATCTATGTTTAACAATTCTATAGTTTTATTAGGAAAATATGTAAATATAGAATCATCAAATATTGTATTAATAATGATAATACGTTCAGGATCAACATCTTTAATAATATCAATATCGGGACTGCATAATAAATAATATTTATCTTCAAGATTATAATTACGGAGATATTCTACTAATATGTTTATATTAAACAAAGGTGAGTGATATACAGCTAATATAGGTCTATCTTTATATTGTTCTTTAATTGCGGATGCCGTAGACTTATTACTAGTGGGACTTATATTTGTAATAGTGTGGGCATTATTAGTATTATTAATCATATTAATATCATTATTTCTATTTCTTAGAACAATATCATTCCATTTATCAGCTCTATTTTTCCAACTACATTCTATTGCATATTGTTCACCCAAATCTCGTATTTCTGTTTTATTATTTTCAGTTAATGAAAAAAGTGTAGTTAATGCGTTATCCTTATTTATTTGTATACCATACTTGTCTAAAGTATTAACTAATCCAGCCACAGGATAATATAAACAAATTACACGATTTTTTAACATTTCTAGTGCAGTTATACAAGATGTTTCAGGCCAACTAGTAGGATATAACCAAAACTCAGTAATAGCCATACGTTGATATAATTCTTTTTGAGATAATTTACCCAAATGTGTAATACTTGGATGTTTTTCAATTATTACATTCATTTTATGTTCAGCTTCATTTTGAGGGAAAGGGTTGTAGGAAGAAATAAATAATTGTGCGTCGTTCCACTTTTCTAATATTTGAGGCCAAAAATCTAAAAGAACATCTAACCCTCTTTCTGAGCAAGAACTATATACAAAACTATGAGGTATTTTTTGACTAATTGTAGGAAATATTGATAGATTAAGACCATTATTAATTAATTGAATTTTGCCTTTTAATTCTGGATAGTGATTTTCAAAATGACCTTTATGCCATTCGGTGAGGCATATTATGCCATCTATTTTATTATTCCATTTTTCTAATATAGATTTATCATTAACGTTACATCCATATGATGATAATACTGTATCGTGTGCCCATATATATAAATTATTTGTTTGGAACATAGGATATGATTCCATGAAAGAAATATATCTTGAAACAATAATGGTATGAAAGTAGTTATTAGATATTAATTTACTTAAATTAAAATTATGAACATATGTTACGTTATCTATAGTTTCTTCTGTAACATTTCCAGCAACATATATTTCAAAATGTTTAGGTAAACACCGAGCAATATTAACAACAGCAGTTTCAGAACCACCAAGTGAATGATTTTCAAGATAAGATTGATTCCATGTAGTTCCACCATATCCAGCAAATATTAAAACCTTATTACTTTGTTTAATATTTTCTGAAGTTGTGTCGTGAGAGATGGGTATGTTTAATTTATCAAGTTTTAATCCATATTTACTATATTTTAATAATAGTTCTGAATCTAAACTAATATTGGCATTTTGTAAAACAATTAAATATTCTTCTAGTTGTTCAAAGAAATGAGGATAATTAATCTTATCGACTTTATCAATAAAAAATTGTAAATTAAACATTAAATTTTTGATCCACCATTGGTCTACTAACATTTTTTTTTGAAATATCATATGATACATTTTAACTCCAGTATCATATCGTTTTAAATTTTCAGAAACAATAATCATAAAATAAGGTAAATTAAAATAATAATCAACATTAATTGCAAATAATTTAGTAGATAAATTATCAGTTAATGCTTCATTTTCATAATAATGTTGAATAAGTGTATAATAACTCCACGCTACCTGAGGCAAATTATTACAACAATAATGTTGAATTAATGTCTTAATAGTTTCAACTCGCCTCGGTGAATATTTAATAGATTCTACTAAGTAATACATACCACGTTCTTTTTGATCAAGTTTACAACATAAATCATATATCATCATACAAGAGTAGTATCTTTCTTCGGCCCATCCGTTGGCTGATAAAGTTTTAATATACCATGTAAGTGCATCTTCTGGTTTATTAGCATCCTTATAACTCTGTGCACAATAAAAAACATAACGATCAGATATATGGTCATTTTCTTCAAGCGCTTTATAATAACCTTTTTGTAACACGTTAGCGTCTTTTAAATATTTTTCAGGATCGTTATTTCGTGAGCCTAAACGGCCTGATATAACAAAATAATCGCCACCAAAAGTATGATTGGTTAAAGGTAAATTATCATCATGTGTAATATATTCATGAAGGACACCTACCCATTTCCATTTTCGTCTATTATTCACCATTAAAGAACGGCAATATTGAACGCTAGAAGGATGTCCAAATGTGAATAAGTAATTATCTTCTTTTAAAACATCAGGTATTATAAGTTTACCATGTATAGAATCATCAGCGTCAAATATAAAAGCATAATCTGTTTTATTATATGCTCTTTTAATAGCTTGACTTCTATTATGTCCAAAGTCAACCCATTCATCTTCATACAATTCGCCAGGGACATTTTGTTTTTTGAAAAAGTTTCGAATAATCTCTTGTGTTCCATCTGTTGAACCATTATCTCCAATTACCCAATAATCAAATTTAAGATATTTAGATAGATTATTAAGTGTTTCTCCGATAATGTGTGCTTCATTTTTTACAATCATATTTAAACATATAGTGCTTCGTTTTGTGGGTACTGACATTATGATATATTAAAAATGAAAAACTTTAAATATTAATAATTATATTAATTATAATTAGAATATTATAATTATATAAAATATATAGTAATAATAATATGGCATCTACTAGATTTAATAGTGACGAATGCAGAATTAAAAAACAATTACAACAATCTACTGATCCAGGTAGATGGGTAATGAATGTTCCAGGTAATGGTGCAAAACCAGATTATATGGAAGATCCTCATATTCGTGTTCAGAAATGGGGTGCTAATTTAATGACGAATTGTATAGATTTAGAAAGCGAATTAATGGGTGTTAATAAAAGAGCAGGTAAGGATTGTTTAGGAAAAGACGAATATAGAATGTATAATGTTCGTTCACAATCAGTTAGTTATCCAAATAATTCTAAATTATATACTGAACAATCGCGAACTATAATGCCCGCATGGACAGCACGTGATCTAGAACAGGTAGATTGGTATACATTACCATTAAATCCACAAGAAAATACATGCATACCCTTTGAAAATAATACAAGTACGCGAATATTAGAAAAAGATTATTTTGTTCAACAAATACCTTGTATGCCAGCGACAGATATTTTACCTAGAGCACTTCCAGTAAATGAGCCAAATGAAAATATACGGGGGAGTATTTATAAAAAAGATATTTAAGAATCGTATAAAAATATTATAAAAAAAATAATACTTTTATATATATATATGGAAGTTATCCCATTAGTAGCACTAGCTGGATTATACGTAATTTCAAATAAAGATGAAAATAGAGATTGTAAAAAAGAAAATTTTGGTAATATGGATCAACGAGTGCCAAGATTACCTAATACCAATATTCCTCCAAAAAATTATCCCGTTTTAGATAGTGCTGAATTAACAGATACTGTACAAAAGTATGAAAATCCTAATTCAGCAACTGATAAATATTTTGATCAAAATAATTATAAAAAAGAATTAAAGGCTGGACAAAAGGTTGGTAATAATATTCAACAAGTTTATTCTTTAACAGGTGATTATATATCATCCACAGATTTTGAACATAATAATATGGTTCCCTTTAATGGTGGAAAAGTTAGAGGACAAATATATAATATGAATAATGCTGAGACGCTTTTAGATAATATGTCTGGAATGGGTTCTCAAACTATTGATAAGATTGAACAAGCACCTTTATTTAAACCTCAAGAAAATATGCAGTATGCACATGGTGCACCTAATATGAGTGATTTTTATCAATCACGTGTAAATCCTGGTATGATATCAAATAATGTAAAACCATTTGAAAGTGAAAATGTGGGCCCTGGTCTAAATCAAGGATATACTACTAGTGGTAGTGGTGGATATAATGCTGGTGTAGAAGCGCGTAATGATTGGTTACCTAAGACAGTAAATGAATTAAGAGTAGCTACAAATCCTAAAATAGAATATAATTTAGAAAATCACGAAGGTCCTGCAAATGCTTATATAAAAAATCGTGGAAATATTGGAAAGGTAGAAAAATATAATCCCGATAGTTTTTTTATTCAAACACAAGATAGATGGTTAACTACAACTGGTTCAGAAAAGGGGCCTGCTTTAAGACCTGCACAAGAAGTAACAGACACAGCAAGAACAACGACAACACAATCTTATTCTGGAGTTGCTAGTGCCGAAAATGCTACTTATGCGCCAAAAAATTACACACCATCTACAAGAGAACAACTACCTTGTTTACAACCAAACCATTCAAATGCTGGCGGACGTGGAACTCATGAAGGAAATGATCGTGTTCAACATAGTCATACGAATTATGCCACTAACAGAGGTTCTAACAAACAACCTGATAATGTGCGTAGTTCATTTAGCGGTGCGATTGGGGCTGTTATTGCCCCACTTATGGATATTTTAAATCCTACACGACGCGAGGAGTTTTCAGAAAATATTAGAGTATATGGCAATCATGCTACTAGAGCAGTAAAAGAAAGTTATGTAATAAATCCAAATGATAAGGCCCCTACTACTATTAAAGAAACAACGTTGCATGCTCCTAATTTATTTGTAAATAATCAGAAAGATGGAACTGGATATATGGTGAATCCTCAACAAGCTGTTCCTACAGAACGTGATACCACAAATTGTGAATATTATGGCGATTCTGGAGGTGCTGCTACAAAATGGGGAGATATGAGTCATGAAGCAACAAATGCACAAAGAAATAATGAGTTTAAACAAGACACATTAATTGGTAGAACTAATCAAGGTAATACGCAAATATATAATGAAAATATGTGTATAAGTGTTGCGAAAAAAGAATGTGACAGAAATAATACACGTCAATGGGTTCCTACAAATTTGCCAAGACACACAAGTTCTACCGAAACATATGGTTCATCTCGTGAACCTCAAATGTATAATAGTGGAATTGCTAGTGATAGAATGTCAAATGATTTGTTGAGTGCTTTTAAAGAAAATCCATATACACATAGCTTGACTAATACAGCATAATTGAGTTATTATAATATATATTTTAATATATATAAGAAACATTTACTATGGATGAAATGAAAATAAGTAATAAATTAAAAACTATGCCTTATGATATTATACGTTATACAATAACATTTGTTCCATTAGATAAATGTAGATATTGTAATACCACAATAATATATTATAAAAATAATAATTATGTAAAAATGTGTAACAAATTAATATGTATTGTAAAACATAGTGCTCTTTTATCTAGTCAAATATTTATAAATAATATACGAATGCCAACTATTTATGTATTATATTCTTTTGCTTTATTCGTATATATAATATATTTACTAACACTTATAGTTTATATAATTATGTATGGATTACTATATTTATTTTTTTCAGTTATTGCAGTATATGGATTTAATATTAATATGCCTCAGTTTAATTATGTAATTTCAATTATTATTTCACGTATACCTCAACCACAATTACCACATATAGAAAATACTGAAACACCCACTATTGAACAAATATTATTATTATAATTATATATAAATTATAATATTAAGACTAATTTGGTATTTTATTAAAACGAATGTCATTAGATATTCATAAAGATATTACAAGTAAATTAGAATATTTTTATACTTCTCATAATGTCCCTCATATCATGTTTCATGGTGAATCAGGTAATGGAAAACGAACAATAGTCAATAATTTTATTAGGTTAATTTATAATAATGATAATACTGAAATAAAAAATTCTGTAATTCATGTAAATTGTGCTCATGGAAAAGGAATAAAGTTTATTCGGGAAGAATTAAAACATTTTGCAAAAACTCATATTAATTCTCAAAATGGAGGAGTATTTAAAACAATATTATTATTTAATGCTGATAAATTAACTATAGATGCTCAATCAGCATTAAGACGTTGTATAGAGCTCTTTAGTCATACTACACGTTTTTTTTTAATCGTAGAAGATAAATATAAATTATTAAAACCAATATTATCTAGATTTTGTGAAATATATGTTCCTGAACCTGTAATCAATAGTACTTCAATTAATCTATATAAATATAACATATCTCAATTAATAAACATTAAGGCTGACACACAAAAACGAAATGAATGGTTAAAAAAAGAATTACTTATTTTTAAACCATTATATAAAGAAATTTTTGGTTTATCAACAAAAATATATGAAAAGGGATATACCGCATTAGATATTATTAAATTAATAGAAAATCCAAAGTTTATGCCTATTTTATCTGATTTAACACGTATTGATATTCTAATGAAGTTTAATAAAGTAAGATTAGATTTTAGAAATGAAAAATTATTAATTATTTATATTTTAAATATTTTAGTTATAAGTTTAGATAAAAAATAGAATATATCATATTATGTAAATGGATGATTTTAACTTGTCTAGTTTGCACGAATCAAAGAATGAGTGGTGTTCACGATTATTAGTGATATTAACTCCACAAATAATTCTAGGATTTAAGTCTATATTTAATGAAGCAAATCAACTTTGTATTAAAAATAATGAAAATAGTAAATATCTAATGACTTTTCAAAATTTTATTTCACGAATACCCAAATGGAGTTCAGCAATAATAGAAAATGAAAAAAATCGGATAATTGAAAAGAGTAATTGTAATTATTTAGAAGATTTAATTACATGCGTTCACGTTATTCAATTAAAGTTATTATCAGTAGCAAGAGCTGGTCAGAAACAAAAAAAAATAGATATAAATATTCCTCAGTTTGATAATTTTATTCATAATGTTTATATAAATTGTGCTCGTAAAATCTATACAAATGTATATTTATTTGAAAAACATAGTGAAAACCCTTTATTAGTTCAAAAAAACATGAGAGAAATGGAAATGTTAATCCAAGAAGCAATCTTAAATACAGTAAGAGATGGTGTTCCAATTGAAGCTATTTTAAATGCTTATATGGATGAAAGTATAGAGGAAGACATAGAAGAAGATGTTAAAGAAGAAATAATTAATGAAAATATTGATCCTCAAAATGGTGGAGAAGTAACAATTATAGGAGAAGAAGAGAAAGATACTAAGAATGATAAAGATGATATAAATAGTCCTGAAACATTAAAAACTGAAGAAGCACTTAAACAATTAGAAAGTAATTCCATTATTACAAAAGATGATAATATTTTTCCTGAACTTGTAAGTCCTCTTGAACCAAACGAATCTTTAACCTCAGCATTATCGTTTAATGATATAGATATGATAAAAGATGAAAACAACATAGAAACCGCAATAACTGCCTCAAAAGATATAGAACATTTAGAAAAAATAAGTGAACAACGTAATATCGAACGACAATCGTTAGAAGAGGATGATGATGATAGTAAGATTAAAATATTTGGTGATTTAGATGCTTCAAATCATTTATCAATTCAAACATTAGATAATTCGATTAAATTATCACCTGATCCATTATTAAATGATATTGAAGTATTAGTATAAATGCGTAAAATATAAAATAAGAAATTAATATTATAAATTAATGAATACATATACTACCGCAGGATTTGTATCAGCGGTATTTATAATATTTAAGTTTGTTGAAATGAGATTAATTGATAAAGAAAGTAAACCTTTAAAAATATTAATTCGTGATACACTTCTAGTATATTTTAGCGTAATAGCAGCATTTTTTTTCATAGAGCAATTAGATAGTAATTTAACAGAAGGAAGTTCATCTGTTGGAGGAACAGTAGCTTTTACAGATACTCCTGGTTTTTAATAATTTTTTATAAATACTCAAAATATAAAAAATTATTTTATTTTTATTTACTCATATTTGGAATAATATCTAAGTTTATGAGATGGTTGGTGATAATAGTTTCATTAATACTATCCCTATTAACTTGATATTGTTTAAATTCTGGCCTTTTCAATTGATTCATAGGAGTATGAGCATGAACGCATCGAGCAATCATTTTATATAATTTAAACTCTGGATATCTTTCATCACCATTTGCTTTATATAATATATTAATATTATTATCGTCTTGACACCAATCGTATATTAATTGCGCTACTGGAGATAATTCTTTAATAGTTTTACTATTAACATTATCCTCAATTAGATAATCATAAATAGAACATGATAGTCTACACAAATCAAAACTGGGATTAGGATCTAATCTTGGTTTATTTTCATTCAAATAAGGTTCACTATTATATTGTGTAGCAGCATCTTCTCCAGGTTTAAAACTATCACTACAAAATATATTTCCGTTATATTTATAAATAGCTCGACCATAATCAATTATTTTGTAAATACGTCCATACGTAGGAACACGATAGAATATATTATTATAACAATAATAAATATATTGATTTTTTGTAGTATTATACATAATATTATTAGTGTGTAAATCATTATGAGTGAAGTTAAATGTATTTTGATATAATAATAGAATCATTATAATTTGAAATAATGCTGAAAACCATTCATCGTCAGATAATTCATTTTCCATAATATAATTATCAAATGTATCTTCACAATTTTCTATACAAATTAATTGAATTGGAAACTTAGGAATAGTAGCCATTATTTGTATTTCTTCTGAAGATTCAGAAGTGCTACATGATTCATATGAAGAACATTCTGATTTTTCAGTCTGATTAATATTAATAGCCCCATTTTTTTCAATTGGATTACTTTCACTTGGATTACTTTCACTTTTATTTTCTGATGTTACGGAAGTTCTTGAAGAACAGGAAGATGATGAATTAAGTGTTGTTATATTATTTGTATCTTTATTCATTAATGAATTAAAATTAGATTCTGTTAAATCCTCTAAGTTCAATATTTCAGCTGTTATAGAATCTTTAATATTTGTATCAAAATCTTTTTCATTCTTTATAAATAAATCTTCAAAAACATCAGAATGTAAAGATGATATAGATTTATTGGAAATATTGTTAGTAGATATTTGAATTGGAGGTTTTTTTTCATCTAGTTCGGAATTTTCACATATTAAATATTCATAATCATCTACAACAAATTTTTTATTTCTATTTTCTTTAAAAAAATCCGATTTATGAATATATTCTAAGTCATCTAATATATCAAAAGTATAGTTTTCTTTTATTCCTAGATAAGACCCATAATATTTTACCCCATGAACAAAACTATATTTATTTATAAGTATACTTGTTAAATAATAAAAAAAACCATCGGTATATGCGGAATTATTATATAATTTTGTTTTTTCATGACTATCATTTTGATTTTGTGGATATTTAGGTAATTTTAACATATATTCTTCCTCGTCTTTATATTTTCCAAGTAAATATTTGAAGGGATCAAGAAGTGGCGCAAATTTAATAAATATACTACTTGATTTAGTTTTGCCAGATTTTTTATGTTTAATAATAGAATTATAAGTATTAGGTTTATCGTCGCAGTTTTTTATACTATTTAAATACCATGTATTATTTAAATTAATAGAATTATAATTAGTTTCATTTAAGGAAAATAATTTATCATACAAAGGAATATAGTTTTGTAAATTAGATATATTCACATTTTTATCTAATGTTTTAAACAATTCTGTATTTCGTCTTTTTATATAATCAATAAACCCTTCACTCATAATATAAATATTAAATATATTAAATAATGTTTTTTTAACTAGTTTATAATAAATATTATTAAAATATTCTAAAGTATTTTAATAAATATTATAATTTTACAAATACTAATATTCGCGTAAATACTTTAGAATATTTTTATATTATTTAATATAATATGACATTAGAATTAAAAAAGTTCGATATGAGAACTATTAGCTTTAAACCAAATGAATCGAAAGGACCTGTAATTGTATTAATTGGACGTCGTGATACAGGAAAAAGTTTTTTGGTGAGAGATTTATTATATTATCATCAAGATATACCTATAGGTGTAGTTATTTCTGGAACAGAAGAAGGTAATGGATTTTATGGAAAATTAGTCCCTAAATTATTTATTCATAATGAATATAGTTCATCTATTATTGAAAATATATTAAAACGGCAAAAATCGGTATTAAAGCAAATAAAAAAAGAAATAGAAAGTTATAAAAAATCAACTATAGATCCTCGAACATTTGTTATATTAGATGATTGTTTATATGACGCAAGTTGGACACGTGATAAAATGATGAGATTGCTTTTTATGAATGGACGTCATTGGAAAATTATGTTAGTAATTACTATGCAATATCCATTAGGTGTTCCTCCTACATTACGAACAAATATTGATTATGTTTTTATATTACGTGAACCTTACATAGCAAATAGAAAAAGAATCTATGAAAATTATGCTGGAATGTTCCCTACGTTTGAATCTTTTTGTCAAGTAATGGATCAATGCACAGAAAATTATGAATGCTTAGTTGTAAATAATAATTCCAAATCAAATAAATTACATGAACAAGTATTTTGGTATAAAGCAGATAGTCATAATGATTTTAAATTAGGTTCTAAAGAGTTTTGGGAATTATCCAAAGATATGAACTCTGATGATGAAGATGAAAAATATGATCCAAATAATGTTAAAAAACGTGGCGGTGGTCCTAAAATTAGTGTAAAAAAAACTTAAATGGTAACCATCAATAATTAGCTTATTTATAGTGAAATAAATTATAATAATTAAATATTATTTATTATTATAATTTCTTTATAATTTAATCATCTTTTTTGGTAGAAAAAGGATCATTTACCAATTTACTTACACCATGATCTGTTTTTCCTGTTATAATATTATCACCTTCAAATAATTCTGTCCTTATATCAGCTGATGAAATAGTATCTTGATCTTTCAAGAAATCTTCTTGAGTATTCATATTATTCACACCTATTAAGTTTCCATCTTCATCAATTCCTTGCGTAAGTTTTAAATCTGAATTTTCGGCATTACGAATATTATCTTCAATTGCTTTTTGTTTATTTTCTTTTACACGTTCATCAAAAGATGCTTTAGCAAAAGTTTCATTTTTATTCTTTTGATGCATTAGTTGATTTAATTCTTCTTCCAAATATTCAACCTTTCCGGTCTTATATGCTTCAGGATCCCAAGGCATCCACAAACCTACAGGTCCTACAAATACATCATGATTTGGATCCATCTCACGTAACATTTTACATCTAAGTTCAGCCTCATCTTGTGTCGGATATACTCCACGAATTTTTAGCCCCCTAGTTGAAGTTTGGAAATCATATTTTTTATTGAAACTATCTTCTAAATGTTGCTCATGTTGATCAATAAATGTCTTATAATCATCTTCTACTCCACTTTTTACTAATTCAGTATGTTGGTCTTGAATAAACTCTTGAAAATCACTCATTATATCTTCAAGATCAATCTTATATTTAAAAGAAATAAAACTAACAAATTGGTGAAACTTTTCCATACCTTTAGTAAAATCCCATTTATTTAGGAACTCTTCGAAAAAAAATATATCCTTTTGTTTTAAAATCTTTTCAGGAGATAAAAATGAAACACAAACAAACTTTTGTCCGGCAACAGGTTTATCCTCATCCAATACATCTACTGATTTAGATGGTGAAGCGTTATCATCTGGCAAAGGAGTTGTCATTTTCGAATAACTTGTCATGTATATTTTATTTAGATAATAAGTTTAAGCTATTTTTATTAGATATTATTTATTTTTTAATATTTTTTTTTTCTCTAGAATTATTATAAATAATGTTTGACGTTGCTGAAATTATCAAACGTGTCATTAAGTACCTTGTAGAAGGTGTGATGGTTGCTATTGCTGCTTATGCAATCCCTAAGCGCTCTATGAATTTTGATGAAATCATCTTTATTGCATTAACTGCTGCCGCAACATTTAGTATTTTAGATATGTATGTCCCTAGTATTGCTGTCACAACACGCTCTGGTGCTGGGTTTGGTATCGGTGCTAATATGGTTAAGTTTCCTGGAGGATTTTAAGCAGACAATTACTCTATAATTAATATAATATATAATATTTATATATTATATTATGAACAACTCTCATAAAAAGACAAGGAGATATAAAAAAAAGGGGAGTGGTATTACACAAAGTAAACAAGAAAAACCTTTAACACCACCAAAATATACACGTAAAAATGTAAATTTTTCACCTCGCACAAAATCAGAACCAAGTCCAAAACAAAATAAAACTAAGAAAATGTTTATATCAAGAAATAAAGAAAAACAAAAAGCCGTCACCCAGTATTATAATAGACAAGAACAACAAGATTTATTGGATATGGCATTAGGAAAAAAACCATTAAAAGGAGGAAATAAAAGAAAAACTAAAAGAAAATATAAAGGTGGGAATGGTGATGATAAAAAAAGAACCATTTTGAATTCTAATATAAATGATGATTCTAGTGCTAAAAAACATAGAAAATCTGATATAAGTCCAAGAAGCGTTACTGATGTTAGAAGTACTAATCCAAGTCCAACAAACATAGAACCTGTAATGAAGGGTTTATCATTAAAACTCCCCAGTGATAGAGCTTTAAACAAAATAGAAGAAGAAAAAGCACTTATTAAAAGAAAGAAAGAAATTACAGAGTTTAGACAAAGGAAAGCCCAAGAAACTTATGAAAAAATGATGAGAGAAAGGGAAGAAGAAGCAGAAAAAAAGAATAAGGAACGCAAAGAAGCCATAATGAAATTGAGAAAAGAAATGGAAGAAAAAAATAAAAAGGATCAAGTCAATTGGAATAAATTAACAAGTAAAGAGAAACTAGCAAAAAGGCGCGAAATAGATTTAAAAAAACACAAAAAGGAAGAACAAGAAATGGATAGAGAAAAAGAGCGATTAGTTCAAAAAAAAATATCAGAAAATTATAACAAAAAAATGTACCTAGAACCTGAAGAACCTTTATTAGGAAGAATCGCTTATCCATATGGACAACCGATAACTAGATACAGAGATGATTATGGTGAGGGAATCATTTTTGGAGGTAAAAAGAAATATAAATATAAAGGGGGACAAAATCCAGATGAGGGTGAAACTACAAAAGAAGATGATAGTTTTGATTTAAGTTTAAGTGGTATTAATTTTGATGATAGTTTTGCAAGTAGAAGCTCTACCGAATCTAACGCATCTCATAATAGGTTTGTAAGAAGATTAAATCAAAGACCTCAAAGACCTCAAAGACATCAAAACACACAAGCTCGTTATTTAGCACAACAACATTATTTAGAAATGGATGAAGATTTAAATTTATCAAGTGATTCTGATAATGAGTAAAAATAAAAATGAAAAATGAAAAAATAAAGATATATAATATAATGGTAAAAGCAATCACAATAATACCCATGATTGCCACTTTTTTATCAGGAATAGGAATACTACCTGAACTTTTAGCAGTAATAAAGACATGGGATGCTACAGATTTAGACACAATATGGCTAACATTTAGTTATATAGCCAATTGTCTGTGGATACTATATGGATATTTACAAAAAGATAATAATATTATATTACTTGGTATAATATTCGCCCTTTTTTATGGTTTTTTAATAACTGTTAAGATAATGGTACATATGGGTATTCTTATACCACTAAATAATTAAATATTTGATAGTGTAAATAATATTAATATTATAATTTAATAATATTATTTTTTAAACATTAATAGTATCAATAAATTGCCAATCTAAATCTCGACAAATTTTTTTCCAAATGTTATCTTGTTCCAATAATTTTTCTCTATCTTTTAGCATAGGTATTTCATTTAGATAATCATATTCTTCTAATAATTCTAATAACTTAAATAATACATAATAATAATGCAAAAAATTGACACGATAATCTGGACAATGTTTGGCATATGGATATTGGATCTCCATAAAAAAATTACATAATATTTCTTCTAACTCCTGAGAGAAAGTTGGAGGTATCATACCTAACTTATCTTTGATAAAATTAATATGCTCATAATACTTATTATATCCTAGTTTTTTTAATAAATCTTTTAATTTATAGTAGTTTAAATCATCATAACTAATACGCTCCTTTTTAATTTGATTTTTTAAACCTTCTGTAACCTCAAGTGGTATTTGGGTTGTTTCTTTTCCTTGAAACTGAGCCAATATTTCTTTAAAATGATTAATTTTTTTATAAGCATAGAAACAAACTTCTTTAGGAGGTTCTTTATACGAAGGTTTATCATTTTCAACTAAATAGGGAATATTTTTATAACATTCATTACACATTAATATACCTTCATCAACCACCGGTATTAACTCACCCACATGACATGTTGGACAAATATCAGATGCGACTACATAAGTATTTATATCTAAATAAGAATCATCTATATTTGATAAATACTTTTGAAAAATGTTATCATTTGTTTTTTCTTCTCTCTTATTACTATCATGTTTAATTTTAAAAAAAGCATTTAATTTATTATTATTGGTTCTTACTATTTCATTTCCATCTGATATATTTTTCTTATTTTCAAAATATTCAAATACATATTTAGAATTATCCAATAGATAATTTTTCTTATTCTTTTTCAAGTTTTTTAATATCGATGATATTTCGGCAACTCTATCTTTATAATTCATTTGTTGTTCAATTGTAAGAGTTTTGTCTGTTTGAAAAATATTAATAATATTATCTCGTTCTTGTTTTAATTTAGGAATATTTTCAGATTCTTGTTTAGCAAAATTATTAATAATATCTCGATGTTTTGTATCTAGTGTTGATAAACTTTTTTTATTTACCTTAATTTTTTTTTGTGGTTTTTGTTTAAATGAAGGCATCTTTATATATTTTTATTGTATTTTTTTAATTAATAATTTTCGAAATATATATATCTAGTTTGAAATATAAAATACTTTTCTATAAAATTATTAATGAATAATGTATCACATGAAACCCTAAATATTTCTGAAGAAGAGAATATAAATATAGATAATATTCATTTAAGGAAAATGATTTTTATATATAACGCGTTAAATGATGGATGGAATGTTAAAAAAAGCAAAGATTCTTATATTTTTAGCAAAAATCATGAGAAGAAAAAGGAAATATTTTTGGATTCATATTTAGCTTCATTTATGAAGGATAATTTGAATATAAATAATTTTAAAGTGACTTGAAAAAAAAACTAATAATTAATTATTTAATTATTAGTTTTTTCTGAAAATTTTTTTCTTTAGTCACTATATAAAAATGGGAGGAGGATTAATGCAACTCGTCGCTTACGGCGCCCAAGACGTCTACCTTACTGGTAATCCCCAGATTACTTTCTGGAAGGTGACTTATCGTCGCTACACAAACTTTGCTATTGAGTCCATTGAGCAAACTTTCAACGGACAAGCCGATTTCGGCCGTCGTGTTACATGCACAATCAGCCGTAATGGTGATCTTGCTTACCGCACCTACTTACAAGTTACACTTCCTGAGATCAACCAACTCATGGGTAACACCGCCAGTATCACTACCGGCAACAACTCTGTCTATGCCCGTTGGTTAGACTTCCCTGGTGAGCAAATTATTGCTCAAGTTGAGGTTGAGATTGGAGGTCAACGTATCGACCGCCAATATGGTGACTGGATGCACATCTGGAACCAACTCACAATCAACTGCTGCCAAGAGAAGGGATACTTCAAGATGATCGGTAACACCACACAACTCACATTCATCACCGACCCCTCTTTCGCTGATGTTGATGGACCCTGTGATTCCGATGCTCCTCGTCAAGTGTGTGCTCCTCGCAACGCTCTTCCTGAGACTACTCTTTATATTCCTCTTCAATTCTGGTTTTGTACCAACCCCGGTCTTGCTCTTCCCTTGATCGCTCTTCAATACCACGAGGTTAAGATCAACCTTGATCTTCGCCCCATCGATGAGTGCTTGTGGGCTGTTACCAGCTTGAGCTGCAACGACGGAGCTAAACCTAACAACGTCCAAAACCAATACAACGTCGGAACACCTGTTACTGCTACCATCGCCTATAACCAATCTTTGGTTGCTGCTTCTCTCTACGTCGACTATGTCTTCCTTGACACTGACGAGCGTCGCAGATTCGCACAAAACCCCCATGAGTATTTGATCAGTCAACTCCAATTCACAGGAGACGAGTCTGTTGGTTCTTCTTCCAACAAGATCAAGCTCAACTTCAACCACCCTGTCAAGGAACTCATCTGGGTTGTCCAACCTGATGCCAACGTTGATTACTGCTCATCCCTCTTGTGTGATGCCAGTCTTTTCAAACTTCTTGGTGCCCAACCTTTCAACTACACAGATGCTCTTGATGCTCTTCCCAACGCTATCCACGCTTTCGGTGGTTATGCCGCCACCGTCGGTGAGTATGGATTCATCGATTCCCGCGGTATGTTCGAGACTGCTGGTGCCATGGACGGAGATTTCACCGGATACTGGCATGGTGGTGCTTACGACAACGCTTACACAGAGCCCAACATGGGAGGACAAGGTGTTCCCGGACCTGTCCCCGATGCTGAGGCTCTTGCTAAGCTCGGTATTACCCAAGAGCAATGGGATAACCAAGGTAAAGGAGCTACAAACTCTGGTGTCTCTGATGCTGGAACATTCGTCCTTGCCGAGACATCCCTTGACATGCACTGCTGGGGACAAAACCCTGTTGTTGTTGCCAAGCTTCAACTCAACGGACAAGACCGCTTCTCTGAGCGTGAGGGTTCCTACTTTGACCAAGTCCAACCTTTCCAAGTCCACAGCCGCACACCCGATACTGGTATCAACGTGTATTCCTTCGCCCTTCGCCCCGAAGAGCACCAACCATCTGGAACATGCAACTTCTCCCGTATTGACAACGCCACCTTACAACTTGTTCTTTCCAACGCCACCGTTGAGGGAACACGCACTGCTAAGGTCCGTGTCTACGCCACTAACTACAACGTTCTTCGTATCATGAGTGGTATGGGTGGTCTTGCCTACTCCAATTAAGTAAACTGACTTTTTAGTCTATTATAACTTATAATTTCATATTATATCACATATAATATGAATATCATTTATTTAGATACAAATTATTTTTATATACGTATATATTATGACGAAACATAGAAATACACGAAGAGATAAAAAACGATATCATAAGAAAACTCGCAAAGGAGGTCGTACTACTAGTAATTCACCATCTAATAATAGTTCAGATGATCATTCAGACTATCGTTCTTTTATTCCTATTAATATTATAAGTCCAAGAAGTGGGTTGAGACGAGGAAGAAATGGAAGAAGAAACGAAAGAACACGAAGACATAATAGAACTAGGCTAGAAGATCAAAACATATCTCAAGATGAAATTAACACAAGATTGAGAGCAGGATGGACATGGAATGAAGGAACAGGAGGATGGATGCGCATATCGCGCAGATCGGGTGGTTCTAGTAAAAGTAAAACAAAAAACTATTCTTCGGAACCAATACAAATACAATTAAAACATATTTTAGACCAAGTAAAAAATGATAAATACATAGTACGAATTAAAAATGAATCTAAAAAGTTTAAAGATAATGTTCAAATGTCCATAACTGAAAAACGAAAGAAACACAAGGAAATAGGAGGTAAAAAAACTAGAAAAATATATCAAGGTGGTTATCCATTACACGACAATCATCATAATATATTATATGTGCCAAGATCATCTATAAGGCATCATTTAGTAACTAGCAATAATGATCATACACATTAAAAAATATTAGGTATAAAATTGTCTTTCAGCAATAGAACGTCCATAATTTTGCCTATTTTTTATATCACTATTAAAACTATATTTCCCAATATGATTCAAGTTGTGTTTTACATTTATCCATACCTCTCCCCCGGCTTCATTTACTCTATCACAAAATGAATAATCCTCTGATAGATACATTTTATTCTTAATCATACAACAAAATAATCCATGATTAACCTTATCTTTTTGAGATAGATCATCTGAAATTATTTCCAATTCTGGATGTTTGCTACAAAGGGTTTCTACTATACTTCTTTTTATCATCATAAAACCTGTCGCCGCATGATTTACTTTAATAAAATTATCATCTTTAATTAAATTATTGTTTTCATCATAACAAATATTATAGGCAAAATCTAATCCACGAGATTCAGGATTTTCTTGACTACTAGTTTCATTTTGCATAGAATAGATAAATTTATTCCAATTGAATCCCTTTTTTGGATAAGTACAACAAGAAACATCTCTATCAAAGAACAATAGATCTAAAACAGCCTGAGCTGGAAACTCAATATCAGAATCGATAAATAACAAGTGTGTACAATCTGTTTGAAGAAACTTGGCTAAAGATTTATTTCTAGCTCTAGTTATTAAACTTTCATTTCCCAAAAAATCAATCATAAATTCTATTTTATATTGATTTAACATATTAACTAAGTTTAATATACTCATAGTATATTGCATAGTCATCATAGCGTCATAGCAAGGAGTTGATATAAATATCTTTTTAGACATAAATAAATATATTAATTATTTTTAATATGTTTATTATATTAATATTAATATAATATAATGGCTACTATTAAACAAATTCACAAACAAAAATGGTTTAGAAAAACTCGTTCCAAAAGACAGAGAGGTAGTGGGGCATGCCATTCGTTAGAATGCCGTGACGATGTGAATGCCAAGGATGATTATGGCAGCACGGCTCTCCATAGGGAAAGTGAATATGGAGATGTAGAAAAAGTTGGATCGTTACTGGAACAACCCGGAATTGATGTGAATGTGAAGAATAAGGATGGCCGAACGACCCTCATCATTGCAAGCAGGTGTGGAAGAACAAAAATCGTGGCAATGCTACTGGAGAAGGGAGCTGATGTGGATGCGAAGGATAATAATGGCAAAACGGCTCTCATGCAAGCAAGCACGTCTGGTCGCACAGAAATCGTGCAAATGCTACTGAATAAAGGAGCTGATGTAAATGCGAAGGATAATATGGGCTATACGGCTCTCATGATGGTACAAGATGAGAATATATACTTCCCAGAAGTCGAGACAGCAATAGTAAAACAAAATAAAGAAATAGCACGCATACTTCGCCGCGAAGCCCAGGAACGCAGCGAGGCCTTGTTTGGTGTAGCTCGAAGACTTGGAACAGAAAAGTCAAATACGAGCGCAGCAAGAGTATTAGGACAAACAGTAAAAGTAAAGAAAGATGGGAAAGAACTAGATATACATCCTTTTGCTAATGAAATTAACAAATATGTTGGTGGTAGGAAATATTCTAAAAAAACTAGAAAAATTAGAAAGACTCGCAAGAATCATCGCAAAAAGAAAATAAAAACGAGAAAATCCAGAAAATCTAAAACTAATAAAAGGAAATAAAAATACAAAAAGGAATAGACTTTTAATTCATAATATAATTCATAATATAATTCATAATATAATACAAAATTATTATATTATCAGGTTATTTTGTCTCATTTTAAATCTTCAATGGTGTAAAAAAACCAATAGGTTATTTGTAATATCCTTCAAAAATCCTTTTTAATATCTGTTTTAAAATTTGTAATATAATATTTTAATAAAGAGTTGATAGAGGTAGTCATAAATAAAAATACACCAGCAGAAAAAGCTATTTTTCGATCTAATTCATTATATGCTATAGTTTTTAAAGGATTAAAACGATATATTAAAAACGAAGATACATAAATTTGTATTATTTTTTCTAATTTATTAATTAATAAAGGGTTAACTAGAGTTATACCAAATAATGCTAAAAAATATATAATATATGTTGTAATTAAAATGGTATTATAAACCCTTAATTGAAAAGACGCAATCTTATTCATATATATTATAATATTATTTTTAAAAATTGAATAATATTATAATATATTTTCTATTAGATTAAATAATTTAAATGTCTAATAATTTAGTTCAAGTGTATATAAAAGAAGTATATACTACTAATATTACATATATAATAGTGGATCCTAGATGGAGCATCATTCAATTTTTACATACAATAAATGAAGGATTAACAGATTATTTTAATATAAATAATTGGGAATTAGTAGAAATGGGACAGCATACAGAAGAAAACATACCATCAGAAGAGGGAACCGCACTTTTTCCAATAGTAAATGTTACATTACTAGAAAAATATTCTGATAAATTATTGAATGAACAATTAGGATTTTATATTAGACCCAAGAGCACGGAAAATAGATTAACTTGTATAATTTGTTTAGATAATGAAAGAAATATATTATTTAACCCATGTCATCATATATGTTGTTGTAATAGATGTGTTAATAATTTAAATAATATGTGTCCTGTATGTAGACAAGAAATACAATCACGAACAAGGGTGTATATAAACCCGTGAATAAAAGTACAAAATAAATAAAAAATAAATGTAAATGTATATTTTTTACATTTTTGAATATATATATTACATATAATTATTCACTATTGGTAGTAAATAAACGATTCATATTAATTACCTCTATTTTATCTTTTTCTTCATAGAATATTTTATTTATTTGTTCAGAATCTCGAATACGTATTGAATAACTTTGTTGAATATTATTACGCCCAATTCTTCCTAATGCTTGAATTATTTTTTCTTGACTTAATGACATTTGCTTACTTAGGTATCCATGACAAAACTGATAATTAGTTCCATATATATAATCACTTGAAGCTATTATTAAGTATAATTTTTGATTATCCGCTAATTGTTTCATTATTTCTGTATATGTATTACTAGGATGATTTGTAAATACCCCAATTCCCATTAATAATAAAACCTTCCAACTATCTTCAACATCATGTAACATCATTATCTTATATATACTATCTTCGTCTATATCACTAGTATAAGCATTTTCAGTGTTATATTGATATGCCCATTTATCTAAGTGTAATTTTTTATTTGGAACAAATGTATCATTCAACTCAGCAACTTTAATTAATGAACGGAGTGTTGTTATTTCATTATTTAATGTTTTAATTTCTTTTGTTTCAGTAGTATTAGTATCACTTTTCTTTTTATTATCTTTTACAGAATTATTGGATTCTTTTTTAAGGTTATTTTCTTCTATAGTTTCTATTTTTTTTTCCAATATTGTGATACGATTATTAATTTTGTTATTAAACTCTATTTTTGTCATAATATCTTCCATTGCCTTACTAGGAATATTAGCTTGCTGAATACAAAACTTCGCCACTTTTTCTACATCGTCAGCTAAGAATATAGTAGGTCCATCAGTTAATGTATGCGCATCCTTGGTAGATATATACATAGCTCCGTTAATTTTATTATCTAATATAGGTTCACTACTTATTTTTTTTAATGGTTTACCATTTAAATTATTTAAATTACTAGGATTATAATTAGAATTATTCATTCCTAAACCAATACTATTATATTTTTTTAATGTTGTAGAAGACTTATGTAAATATTGTATTTTATCTTTACAAAAGCTAACATATAATGCTCCCCATTTTCCGCCAATAATATTTTCTAATAAAGATAAATAATAGATTTTTATTTTTTGCATAGATATATCGTCACCTGTGCGAAAATGTTTTTCTACTAAGTTCTGAGAACGAATATAGTTATTTTTTTGAACGTATACTATAAATCTAACTATTTCACCCAAATCCATATAACGCAATAAAGTCAAATTATTTTTACAATGTTTTACTATTTTTAATATAGTATCATATTCTTCACTTAAATAATGAGGAACTACTATATGACCATTATTATCAATGATAGGAATACTTTTCTTACAATCATAACTTGTTATATTTAATATCTTTCCATTATGAAATTTATTTTTAAAGTCTTTAATAGTTTCTTCCATTTCATGTATTTTTGGTAATGTAGCTGACGATAAAACAATATTGGGGATAATATTGTTACTCCAATTTTTTTGTATATAATTATGTATTTCATGATTTTCATAATCTAGAGCAATAGTAGGTTCATCCCAATATACTAGTAAATCATCCGGTGAATTAAACTTAGTCATATATTCCATAGAATATAAGTATGATTTAACATCGCTAATAATAATTTCAACCTTAGTTCCAATTGAATTATCTACTTTTCCAATACCCCCACTTTTTTTATTAATACTATAATCTTTTGCGGCTGAATAATGTAACCTAATATCATTTATATCAGAACATCCAAAAGCAAATGCTACTTTCTTATTAGCTGAAATACATGCTTTAGATAAAGCTAAACCTACATGGCGTGCCGCACATATAAATATTATTTTATATTCTTCGGATAATCCGATAGGTGTCATAGTTTTTCCAGTCCCAGTAGGTGCAATATATAAAGCCAGTTTAGGACATGAAGTGTATGGATTTACATTATTATATACATTTTCATCTAAAATATTTTTTTTCATAAGTTTAAATAAATCCTGTTGATGTTGGTATAATGTTAAATCGCTATATTTTAAAATTAATTTATTCTTTTCAATAATGTCTACTGCGTTTTCTAATATATATAGCATATCTATTTTGTTTTCATATACCCTAATAATTTCATGAGTTAAATTTATTATATATTTGTTTATATTTAATATATGTAAGTTTGATAATTTGTAAAGATTAATATATTCATTCATCCATAAATTATTATTTTCCTTTTCGTATTTTAATAGTTTATTTATTATAGAACATAATATATATTCAAATATATCATCTCTTTTTATACGTTCTATTTTATTATTATCTAATCTAATTTTTTCTCCTTTTTTTATAGTTGGTTTTTTTTTATTAGGTATAGTAATAAGGTCATCAATATTATGATTATTTAATATTTGCGCAAAATAAGTTAGATATAAATAATAGTGCATATCATCACTTCCTTCCATCTTAAGAAATGATAATAATGATTTATTTTTGTTATATTTAATATCTACATTATGATAACCTTCTTTAATTAAGTTTAATACATTTTTTTCACTATCCGAACAGGGAACTTCGATTGAGTCCCATTCTGACTTTGATAACTTTCTTTGGTTCAAGTCCATATTATATATATTTATAAATATTTAGTAAATAAATAACATTTCTTCAATTTTTTTTAAAAAAATTGAAATTAAGTTCAATATAATAATTTATTTAAATTAGATATATATAATGACATCTCCTATTATTATTTCTATCGAAGGTAATATTGGTTCTGGTAAATCAACAATATTAGAAGAGTTACGTAATAAATATAAAAATAATGTAAATATTGCTTTTATTAAGGAACCAGTAGATGAATGGGAAACCATCAAAGATATTAATAATAAAACGATGTTACAAAAATTTTATACTGATCCAACAAAATACGCGTTTTCTTTTCAAATGATGGCATATATATCTAGATTAAACGTAATTAAAAATACAATTGAGAATAATTCTCAAGCAAAAATATTTATTACCGAAAGATGCTTATATACTGATAAACACGTTTTTGCGCTCATGTTGTATAAAGAAGATCATATAGAGGAAGTTAATTATCAAATTTATAATAAATGGTTTGATATGTTTGCAAAAGATTATCCTATTAATAAAATAATATATATAAATACTGACCCTAAAGTATGTCATGAAAGAATAGAAAAACGTTCTAGAAGAGGTGAAAACAGCATTCAATTAGAATATTTATCAGATTGTCATAAACATCATGAAACAATGGTACATGATAAAATGAAAAATGTTACATGTTTAGAAATAAATGGAGATTTAGACATATATTCAAATGATGATATATTAAAAGAACGATTAGAAAAAATTAATAATTTTATATCATGTAAGTAATCCAGCTATTTGTCTTTTAGGTTTATATTTCAGTATATCTAATTCTTTTTTCGTAATCGGAAAGTCATCATTACCATATATGTCCTGTAATAATAACCATTCAAATAATCCTCCTGGATATATATATATATATTTAAACCCTAACTTATGCAACTGGTTATATTTGTTATACGTTGTGCTATCATTTGAGTTTCTTCCATAAATAATTATGTTTATTGATTTATTATTGTTTAAATAATAATTCATTTTTTCTTCTTCGTCTTGTGCTTTTAACGTATTTAAAATTAAACATTCTTGATGGTTTATATCAAATGTATTTAATAGGATATAATGATTTGGGTTTTTTAAAAATAATTGAACATCTTCATAATTTACAACAGGAATACTTTCAATATTACCCATAAATATATTTAAATATATGATTTACACTCATATATTTAAACTTTTATATCTTTGAATATATTAACCAAAGTTTACTTCTATTTCAACTTTTTCTTTTATAATACTTTTAGCGGCTGATATAGATAATTCTTCTCTTCTTTTTCTAGTTTTTTTTGTATTATCATTTAATCCTTCTTTTCGTTTTGAAGTGCTATTTCTATGATTCATATCTTTTTCAATTGTATCATAGTTATCTTCAATATATTTTACAATCTTGTTATCTAATATCCATTTAAAAAAATTAAGTTGTCCAATTGTTGTTTCAATACATGAATCATTTTTATACGGAATACTAATACGATCCCATCTACAAAAAGGATCAAAACGTTTTTTTGAATATGCCTTTAGTTTAGATTTATAATCTAGATAAACTTTAAACCGACGGATATTTCCATAATCATCAGTTAAATTATATAGGGTATAATTTTGTTTTGCATAATTAGTTACAAACCAATCAACTATACGTAATGATATACGTGACTCACCACTAATAATATTTAGCATTTTATCTAAATTATCATTTTTATTATAAAATTTTAATAATGTTTCTAATAATAGATCATTTTGTGTTGTATAACTCATAGAGATAATTATCATATAATTAATATGTTTAAGCCCTTTTATTCCTTTTAATTTTTGTATATTTTTTTATATTATTATATTTTTTTATATTATTATATTTTGTTATTATATATAAATATGGCGTTGTGCACTCCTGCTCATCTTTATTTGTTAATTTCACTTTTTTCAATAGTTATTGCTATGCTCAAAGGGTTTCATCCAGGTGCTATTATTGGTAAAATATTGTGGATGATGATTTGGGTATATGGTCTTAACTATCTATGTAAAAAGGGACATCCCACTATTGCATGGCTTTTAGTTATATTTCCTTTTGTATTACTTCTTACCGTTGTTCTTACAATGTTAAGTTTAAAACGTTTAGGACATTAAATAATTATTTAGATTCATTTTCTAAGGTAGTATTTACAGGTTTTAAATACAAATCTTGAACTGATATATCATTTAAATAATTATTTTCCATAAAAGGGTTCATACCTATTTGTCCAATCATCTCTCTTTCATTTATTTTTTGTGAAGTATCATCTTTTTTATTATTTATTTTAAAATTCATATCATTTGGAATAGAGCTTATACTCCACATGTCATTTTCAGATAATAACGATTGTTTTTGAGCACTAATAGCAAAATTATTTAATTCTTCACGTGATAGAGCATCTTTTACTTTGTTTAATCTATGAGTTTTTTTATATTTATCCCCATTACTCCATTTTCTCTCTACAAGATTATTCATTATATGTTATATTTTTTATAATAATTTTAATTAAACTTATTAAATTAAAATTATTTAGTTTTTATTAGCCATAAATATTCTTTAATTTCTTTATCTTTTCCTTGTCTCTTGTAGTTTGCAATACCTTTTAATCTATTATAAGTTTTATGTTCTATTGGATATTTCGTTACCTCTCCATAATTTGATAAAAGTTTATCTAATTCATCTATCGATAGTATACCTCCACTATAATAGGATAAGATAATATACTTAGCTTTGGTATTTTCAAATAAATTAATAAATGCGTTTCTTGCGTGTTTACTACTATTATATTGCGATTGTTTCCAATTTTTAGGTTGTCCACGATATGTATCCGGAACTTCAATATTTTTATTCCAGTTATTTATTATATCTAACAAAAAATAGTATATATTATAAGGGTGTTTATTATATGGAGGATCATAATAAACAATATCTAATTGTGGAATTTGTTTAACCCATTCATTTGTATCCATTTGACTAATTTTAACATCACAATCATGAGAGTTAAATATGGGATAAGACAACTTAATATCTTTTGTAATACGCGCAACGTCTACTTTGTTTTTCCCTCCATAAGCACCCTTATTACCATCTTTATAAAACCCAGCAAATTGACCATTTGTATTATTATGTATAGATGATTCCACTAATAAAGGAGCTAATACATATGATTTATATTCTTCTGGAATAGTATCTATATAATTGCGGATACTATCTATTTTTTTACCATTTGTTTCAGTAAAATATACCCTATCTTTTTCCTTAATTTCTCCATCAGGACTCCAATATTTTGAAAACCATTTGTTCTCAGCCTCTAATACTTCTGATATTTTATTAGCCTCGTCTACATATTTTTTGATATTTTCTACCTTTGTTATTGAAGGTGTTGAGAGAAAACATTCATTTAATGTTTTACTATATCCAGCAAGATCATTTGTATATAATGTATGGGCTTTTGTTTTAAATAGTCGACTAACAATTCCTGAGCCAGAAAAACCATCACCTATAGTTAATGGTTTATTATCTAATTTTTTACTTATATCATCTATTACTTCTTCAATAGCCTTTAATAATTTTCGTTTATTTCCCATATAAGTTATTATCTGTTGTTTTAAAAATGCATCATTATTCATATATACAAAAATGTGAATTTATTTTATAATTATTAACCTATTATAAAATAAATCATACTAACATAGTTAATGATTTAAAAACAATATCATAGTTTTTTGTCTTAATTCCTTCTAAAAACATCGGATAACCTAAATATACTAGTCTATATATAAATACAATTATTGCTAGTATAGATATAATTACCCCACTTTTTGTTGGTTGAATTATTTTTGACTCCATATATAATATTAACATAATTATATATAAATTAAAAATCTAGTAATAATGTATAATGGTAAAAACACGAAATAATAAAAGTTCCAAGTCTCTTAAAAAAACTCGCTCAAAAAGGAAAATCAATAAAAAAAATAGAAAAATGCGTAAGAACGGAGGTGGAACTAGTTTTAGCATTCTCAAGAATCCTGATTCAAGATTAGGACAAAATAATATTGAGGAAGAAGACCCAAATTCTATACACGAGTATCTTCAAGTTGCTATTGAAGAGGGAGACTCACCAAGTGTGATTGAGTATTTACAAAAAGGTGCAAATCCAAATGTAATGATTACAGATGAACACGAATATTTACAACAACCGGAAGAAGTTCCAGCTATTATATATGCAGCAAGACATATTAAACCTTCTACTACAATCATGAAATATTTAGTGAAAAAAGGTGCCAGCGTAGAACAGGATGAGGGAACTGGTTCAACACCATTAATAGAAGCTGCTGAATGGGGTAATTTATCCGCTGTAAAGTACCTCTTGAGTATAGGTGTCGATATAAATGCTACAACTGGAAGTGGGTTATCTGCTATTTCGTATGCCGTGTTGAATGAAGACATACCGATGATTAAACTTATGCTTGATAAAAGAAAAGGCGAAATCGATTTTAATTATACTATTTTGGGCTTGGATAGGGCTCATGAAAATGTGATAGATGATACGGAGGAATCAGAAGTAGCAAAAATATTAAAAAAGTATGCAATTGAACAAAATTTGCCAAAACATTTGGAAAGACAACAAAATAGGTTACAAGTAGGTCGGGTTATGGATAAGAAAAGAATGCCAGGAGATTTGACACACAAAATAATAACAGAACATTTTGGCGGAAAAAGAAAAACGAGAAAGGCAAAAAAATCCAATAAAAGGTTTAAGCGAACGGGTTCAACACAACAGATGGGGGGTGATAATGTGAATGTGCAGGGTGCAAATGGTTGTACGGCTCTCATTAGGGCAAGTTGGGATGGAGAGACAGAAATCGTGGCAATGCTACTGGAGAAGGGAGCTGATGTAAATGCGAAGGATGCGAAGGGCTCTACGGCTCTTATGAAGGCAAGTTTGAATGGACACACAGAAATCGTGCGAATGCTAATGGAGAAGGGAGCTGATGTGAATGCGAAGGATAATAATCGCTCTACGGCTCTCATGAAGGCAATTTTGCACAGACACACAGAAATCGTGCGAATGCTATTGGAGAATGGAGCTGATGTAAATGTGAAGAATGGTTATGGCTCTACGGCTCTGGTTCTGGCAAGTTGGGATGGAGAGACAGAAATCATGCGAATGCTATTGGAGAATGGAGCTGATGTAAATGCGAAGGATGCGAATGGCTCTACGGCTCTCATTAAGGCAAGTTTGAATGGACACACCAAAGTCGTGTCAATGCTATTGGAGAAGGGAGCTGATGTGAATGCGAAGAATTACGCTGGCAATACGGCTTTCTTTTTGGCAAATAGACGTGGAAACAAAGAAATTGTCAAATTATTAAAACAATATATTGTCGCACAAGCCATTCCAGGACATTTGAAAAGACAAGAAGATAGGAAAAACCTAGCTATGGTAATGAGTGAAAAAGATGTAGGAAATAGAGGTGATGGAACAATGCCTTATGAACTACGACATGAAACAGAGAAATATTTAGGAGGTAAAAAAGGAAGAAAAACTCGCAAGAATCATCACTAAAAGAAAGACAAAATAATAACAGAACATTTTGGTGGAAAAATAAAAAATAAAGTTAATATGAACATTATTTTTTATATATTTTTTACATCTTACTTATAAAGTATTTTTATATATACATTGCTTTATATGATTGATTCTCTTCATCACGTTTAATAAGTTTATTTACAACATCATTTGTAACTTCAAATGGAAATGTAACTTCTAGAGACATATCCTCTTCAAACAAGTTTGTTCCAGGTTTCATTAAACGATATAAATTAAGTTTTGTGTAAATAATCTCTAAACATCTTTTTAAATTACGAACACCATCCTCCTTATTACAATGTGTATCTATGATATAATGCATTGTTTCTTCAGTAATAATAATATCCTCAGGTTTGAAACATATTTGATCCCGAATTGTTGGAAGAAGATAGTTAGTAGATATAACTGATTTTTGCTTTTTATCATATCCTTTAGTTTGAATACGATACATTCTATCTCGTAAAATAGGATTCACTTTACTTTCATCATTATAGCTAAATATAAATAAACATTTACTCAAATCAAAATCTATTTCCGCAAAATATTTATCATGAAATTGGCTATTTTGAGAAGTATCTGTTAGATGTGTTAATATACCAGTTATTTCTTCACCCTTTGGTGTATCACTAACCTTATCCAATTCATCGAAATATATTACAGGATTCATGCATTTACTATCAATAATTATTTGAACAATTTTACCCCATATACTTCCTTCATAGGTGTAAGAATGACCTTCCAAGAAACTACTATCGGTTGCTCCTCCTAATGCTATAAAAGCAAAAGGACGATTTAATATTTTACTAATACCTTCTTTAACTAATGTAGTTTTACCTGTTCCCATTGGACCTTTAATAGCAATTGCGGATCCTAAGGCGGTGGGATTAGTTACTAATTGTCCTAACATTTGCATTATTTGCATTTTAGCGTCATTTAACCCATATACAGCAGCGTCTAATGTTTGTTTAGCCTTATTCATAAAATCATGACAAATATCAGTTCCATCTGTGATATTTATTGGGAGTTTTTCATATTTGTTAAAAGGGATACGCATAAAGGTATCTACCCAATTTTTAATTTTGTAAAACTCTCCACTACCTGGTTCCATATAACGCAACGAGTTAATTTTTTTCATAGCAGTTGCCTTAAATATTGCTGGAATATTAGATTCGAGAAGGGTAATTCGATAAGGCTTTTCTATACGCGTGATTTTATTTACTTCACGCACTTCTTTAATAATTTTAATTTGGTCATTTTTTTCTAAACTTTCAAAGAACTTAAAATCATTCATCGTATTTTTATCACGAATAATTTTCTTAAAAATACGCGCGTTTTTTTCCTTGTGTTTCATAGTTTTTTTTTCTCGTTTTTCACTATTCAACTTAATCTGTTCTTCACTATTTTTAATACATTTCTCAAGAAGTGATGTTGGATTTTTTTCATAAAGTTCTTTTAAGTTTGCTAATGTTTCTTCGTCATGTTTATATGTATTTAATTTATTTTTTTCTTCATTTTCATATTCATTTTCATCTTTTACTTTTTTATTTCTACGTGTTCTTGGCTTTTTAATTTCTTCTCCATCTTCTTCATATTCATCTTCTTCTTCGTCTTCTTCTACTTCACCTTCTTCATCAGAATATTCGTCTTCGGTATATGAACTATCTGTTGACACACTTTCATCTTCATCTTCTGATTCATCAACCTCTGTCCAATCACTATCATCATCGTCATCATCTGAATAATCTTCATTTTGTCCTCCAACTGTAAATATAATATTAAAGTTTTTTCCTTTAGGACTTTTAACTAACTCAGTATATTCTTCTTCATCGTCATCAGATGTTTCTTCTATTACTTTTGTTGGTTTCTTTTTTTTGCTTTTGGAAGATGTTTTGGTTTTCTTTTTTTCTTTAATATCATTCTCACTATCTACCAATTCTTCTTCCTGTTCTTCCTCCTGAATATTATTTTTATTTTTACTAATAGCCTTTTTAAGTTTTTCACCAGCTTTGATTTTTTTATTCATATGCTTAGATGGAAATAGTTTACCTAATAGTTTGTGATATTCATGTTCATTTAATTCTTCTGATTCACTTTCACTTCCAGATGTATATACTCCATCATCGTCGTCGGAACTTTCAATAATTTTATATTGCTTTTTTCCTTTTACGTCTTTCTTACGCCCCTTTTCTTTTTTCGGAGCGATCATTTTTGATGTTTGTTCTTTAATCACCATTATATAATATAGTTAGTTATAATTATGTTCTTATATATAAATCAATTTTATTTTTCTTTCTATATATACAACAATGTATAAAAAGTTTTCAGATTTTCTGTTTAAGGGGGATCTTCTTACTTTAATGTTAGCCGTTTACCTAGGTTCTGTATTACAAGATTTTTTTAATGAGTTAGTATCTGGAGCTATTATGCCAGTTCTAATAACATTATTTCCTCATTTTGATAATAAACATTTTAGTCAAATAAGTTTTAATATTGGTAAAGCCAATATAGCTATTGGAAGCATAATAATGGCATCTATTAAATTATTAATAGCTTTCATTATGTCATATACAGTAGTAAAATATATATTTTTTAAATATTTTTAAACCCACTCCCTCGAACATTTTAAATAGGACAAAATATCAAAATAAAGTTTTAATAAATAATACATTATTTATTAAATAAATTGAAATTAACTATCTAAATATATTTATATATTATAAGTAGGATGGCTACAAAGATGAAAAATCAAAACCCATCTAAGATTATTGGAATTCAATTTAGCATTTTATCTCCTGAAGAAATTAGAAATGGTTCTGTTGCTGAAATTACAAATCGTGATACGTACATGAATAATAAACCAGTTACTGGTGGATTATTTGATCCACGTATGGGTGTTTTAGAACCAGGATTAATATGTCCAACAGATGGATTAGACTATATTGAAACACCGGGTTATTTTGGTCATATTGAACTAGCTAAACCAGTATTCTATATTCAATATTTAACTACCATATTAAAAGTATTAAGATGTATTTGCTTTAAATGTAGTAAATTATTAATTAGTAAAGAAAAATATAGTCAAGTGTTGAAAATGGATTCTGAAGCACGTTGGAAACATGTATTTTCGATTGCTAGTAAAATAAGAAGATGTGGTGAAGATATCTCTGATGGCTGTGGGTGTTTACAACCAAATAGGATTAAAAAAGAAGGATTAGCTACTATATTTGCTGAATGGAAAGATGAATCAGATCAAAATATTACTATTAAATTAACTCCTGAAATGATATTAAAAATATTAAAGCGTATTTCTGACGAAGATGTATCTTTTATGGGATTTAGTCCCATATGGTCTAGACCTGATTGGATGATTTGTCAAGTAATGGCCGTCCCACCACCTGCAGTTAGACCATCGGTTAAACATGACGCACAACAAAGGAGTGAAGATGATTTAAGTCATATATTGTGTAATATAGTTAAAACTAATAAAAACCTTCAAGACAAAATAAACAATAATGCCTCGGCAAATGTTATTGATGATTGGACTACCGTTTTACAATACTATGTGGCTACTCAAGTTGATAATAAAATACCTGGTGTTGCTTCAGTAGCACAAAGGTCAGGTAGACCACTTAAATCTATTAAAGATAGATTAAATGGAAAAGGTGGTCGTATGAGAGGTAATCTAATGGCTAAAAGAGTAGATTTTAGTGCTCGTTCTGTTATCACGGCAGATCCAAACATATCCATCAGAGAACTTGGAATACCTATGAAAATAGCAAAAAATCTTACAAAACCTGTTATTGTTAATGATAGAAATAAAAACTTTTTGAAAAAAATAGTAGAGAATGGTCCTGATGTTCATCCAGGAGCAAAAATATTAGAAAAAAAGAATGGTGATTCTATTACATTAAGATATTTAGATAAAAAATCTATCAATTTAGAAAATGGTGATATTGTCCATCGTCATATCATGGATGGTGATTCTGTATTATTTAACAGACAACCAACATTACATAGAATGAGTATGATGTGTCATATTGCAAAAATTATGAAACAGGGTGATACATTTCGTATGAATGTTGCTGATACGAAACCTTATAATGCTGATTTTGATGGTGATGAAATGAATTTACATATGCCTCAAGATGTTGAGTCTGAATCAGAGTTATTAAACTTAGCTGCTGTTTCACATCAAATTATTAGTCCAGCAAATAATTCTGCTATTATTGGTATATATCAAGATTCTATGTTAGGATGTTACCGATTTACCCGAGATAATATTAGTTTTACACCTCGTCAAGCGATGAACTTACTAATGATGTGTCCCCGTGTAAATGAACGTGCGTTACTAGAGAATAACGGAAGAATTACAAATTTTGAGATATTGTCACAAATATTACCTCCTATTTCACTTAAATATAAGACAAAATTATTTCATGAAGAAGAAGACCCAAAGCGTTCAAATAACGTATTAGAAATTGTAAATGGAAAATATATTCGTGGACAATTAGAAAAGAGTGTATTAGGAGGTGGATCAAAAGGTCTAATTCATCGTATTTGTAATGATTATGGTAATTTGGCATCAGGTAATTTTATTGATGATATTCAGAATATCGTTACGGAATATTTGTGTGAAAGTGCCTTTAGTGTAGGTATTAGTGATTTGTTATCAAATGATAAAACTAATCAAGAAATTATTAAGGTAATTGATAAAAAAAAAAATGATGTAAAAGATTTAATTGATCAAGTACAAATAGGAGTTTTCGAAAATAAAACGGGTAAAACAAATGAAGAAGAGTTTGAAACACAAGTTAATAATATATTAAATCAAGCAACTTCAGAATCTGGTAAAATTGGATTAAAAAGTTTAGATAAGGATAATCGTTTTGTAACTATGGTAAATGCTGGTTCAAAAGGTAGTGAATTAAATATTTCATTTATGATTTCATGTCTTGGACAACAAAATGTAGATGGTAAACGTATTCCTTATGGATTTGACCATAGAACTTTACCTCATTATACAAAATATGATGATTCGCCTGGAGCTAGAGGATTTGTTGAAAGTTCTTACATTAATGGTTTATCCCCGCAAGAGTTATTCTTTCATGCTATGGGTGGACGTGTAGGATTAATTGATACTGCTGTAAAAACTTCTACCACAGGTTATATTCAACGTCGATTAATTAAAGGTCTTGAAGATTTGATGGTTGGATACGATATGACAATCCGAACAAGCAAAGGTAAAATGGTTCAATTTACATATGGTGATGATGGATTTGATCCAATTAAAGTTGAAAGTCAAATATTACCATTAGTCGATATGTCAATCCAAGATATTTATGCTCACTTTAATCTTCCAGATGAATCTGGAAAAAATAAATTATTGTCCCAAGTATATCAAAAAGATGTATTAAAACTTCATAAAAAACAACTCAAGGATATTCAACAAAAATGTAATGATTATACACAATACATGATTATACAACGTGACGCTATTGTATTAAATGTATTTAAAAACTTTAATAAAAATGTTGTAAACTTACCTGTAGGGTTTAATTATATCATTAATAATATTATTGGACAACAAAATTTAAATGAAAACTCTATTGTTGACTTAACTATGCTGGAAGCATTTGGGATGATAGAAGCAACATTTGATATATTAGAAAAAATACGTGCTGCTAAACCTAACGCATTATTTAAAACATTATATTATTACTACTTATCTCCAAAGGAATTATTAATTATTAAAAGATTTAATAGAAAAGCTCTAGAATTATTGTTAGAAACTATTGTCTTGAATTATAAACGTGCGATTGTTGCTCCTGGAGAAATGGTTGGAATGATTGCTGCTCAATCTATTGGAGAACCTACCACTCAAATGACTTTGAATACTTTCCATTTTGCTGGTGTGGCTTCTAAATCAAATGTCACTCGTGGTGTTCCTCGTATTGAAGAAATATTATCTCTTTCATCAGAACCTAAGAATCCATCATTAACTGTTCATCTTAAAAAAGAGGATGAGTTAGAACAAGATAGAGCTCTGGCTGTCATGTCTATGTTAGAACATACCAAATTAAAAGACTTAGTTCATAATGTAGAAATATGCTTTGACCCTGATGATTTAAATACATTAATTAGTGAAGATACAACAACTATGGAACAATACAAGGCTTTTGAAAATATGGTAGATGAGTGTATGAATATCTCATTAGATGATACAAATGAACGTTCAAAATGGATTATTCGCATGATAATGAACCCAGAAGTTATGCTTGAAAAAAATATTACGATGGATGATGTTCATTTTGCTTTAAAGAATAGTCATGGCGATAATGTATCTTGTATATATTCTGATTATAACTCTGATAAATTAGTATTTAGAATTCGTATGAATAATATCAAATCTAGAGCAATTAATAGTAGGGGAAACGCTAATCCTCTTGATCAAACTAATGATATTTATATTCTTAAAAACTTTCAACAACAATTGTTAGAGAATATTGTAATACGTGGAGTTAAAAATATTAATAAAGTTATTTTAAGAAAAATTAAAGGAATTGTTTCTGAAAAAAATGGATCATATTCTCCAGAAGATATATGGGTGTTGGATACAGTAGGTTCTAATTTATTAGACATACTAGCATTAGATTACATAGATTCTACTAGAACGTTTACTAATAACATTATAGAAATATATAATATATTGGGAATTGAAGCTGCACGTCAAGCTATATATAATGAATTAGTAGATGTAATTGAATTTGATGGAACTTATATCAACTTTCATCATTTATCTATATTATGCGATAGAATGACTTTTACAAACAAATTAATATCCATATTCAGACATGGAATTAATAACGATAATATTGGTGCTATAGCTAAGGCATCGTTTGAGGAAACGCCTGAGATGTTTTTAAGAGCTGCACGTCATGCTGAATTAGATATTATGCGTGGTATATCTGCGAATGTTATGTGTGGCCAAGAAGGAATGTTTGGAACTAATTTATTCCAAACAATATTAAATATGGATGAAATGTCTACATTAGAAGAAGTCGTCGCACATGAAGAAATGACAGAAGAAGAACAAGTTGAAGATATGTATACAATTAAAGACGATGATAAATGTAGTGATTCTCATTTAGTTATCCAAAATAATGTTAATATTATAAAAACTCAAAATAGTGGTGGTCACGATAATGATTATAATCCAGGGTTTTAATTATGATTGAAATCATGTGAATAATATGTAGATAATATGTAGATAATATATTGATAAATCATATTAAAAATAATTTATCAATATTATATAATATAATAAAATAATATGAATTGTAATATTTTCAGTAATATTTTAAATCATGTAACAAAAAATAAATATATGGATGATACTTTATATTCTTCTACTTTTTTTACTACTATTATAAATGAACCAAAATTATCAATTAATGAAAAGGATGAAATTAGAATGATATATTTATTAACCAAACTTTTTAATAATACTTCTAAGACAATATGGAAAAAATCTCAAGATTCACAATACTATTCAAAACTTAAAATATATCAACATTTTATTATTGATAATTTTTTTATATCTCAAGAAATTAAGGATCAAATGATAACATATTTTAGAAAAGCACAAAAAAATTATTTTGCGTTATGTAAGTTTAAATTAATATTAAAAATTAATTGTAAAAAAGAATTAATTACAACTGATCTATATGGTGATGAATTAAATGCTAAAGACAAAAAAACTTTAATATTGATACATAAAAATAATAAATATTTATTTTCTATATATGATTTAAAAAATATTTTAATTAAAAACTTGTCAAATCATGATGAGTTTTTTCTTGAGTTACTAGAATGTAAAAATCCTTATAATAATGTTAAATTTACTAGTTATGAATTATACAATATTTATTTTAAAATGAAAGATTTACAAATGATAATTCCTGAATTAATTAATGGTTTCTTTTTATCTGAATGGAGTTTGGATGTTTTTCATAATAGATATGAGATATTAATTCGTGAAAAAGCAATCTTACACCATATCAATACTGAAAATGTTGAAAATTTATATAGTGATATTGTAGACATGATTCACCAATTTGTTCCATCTAGATTTAAGTTTAAATTAAATCCACATTATCCTCATAATAAATTAGTTAAAATTATGAAACCCTATCTAATATTATATTATCGTTGGTCTTATGGTGTCGCAGGAGCTAATTATAGACAAGACGCAATTAATATATTGAAGAAAAAATTAATAAGTTTTATTAAATATAACCCTAATTTTGGTAAAAAAATAGACAATCCATTTATTAAAAATGTTAATTATGATGATAAACATATTAATTTTTATAATGAGCAAGAAATAGATAAGAAAAATAATAAGAATGATAATAATAATAATAATAATGATGATAATAATAATGATGATAATAATAATAACAATAATAATATTGATGATAATTACGAAGATAATGATATCCAGTATGACAACTTTAATAATTATGATAATAATGAAGATACTCATCCTATACCAGTATACAATTCTGCTAGTCATATTAGATTTCCTGATGAAGTAGAAAATGATCCTCATGATGATGTTCCTCCTCTATTACAAAGAAATATTGGTTCACATAATATTCCATCCTTAACATTACAAGATCCATATAGTAATTATAATACTAGTAATTATAATACTAGTAATTATAATATATCATTATCTCAATTGTTACATAATAGAAATTATCAAAATATGCATATACATGAACGGAGTGAAATAGATTACGATTCTACAAGATATGTGCCTGATTTTATTCCTATTATTAACACATCGATGACTAGTATATCTAGATTATATGAAGAATATCGTAATAATGAAACACCCACATCTGAATCTCCATTTTCATTTCCAAGAAACGAAGAACACAATCCTCCTCCATCTATACAAAGAATGTATAGGTCAGACCCTGATACATTTTCAGATGATAATGTTACTCCAAGATGTTTATTGCCTGAGGTTGAGTCAGAAAATATAAATGATAATAGATATGATAGTGATGATAGTGATGATAGTGATGATAGCAATAATAGACATGATAGTAATGTTGATGAAGAATAAATATTACATATATGGAGACATTCTACATGATAATGGTAATAAATATTATATAATAATACATAATATTTATTATACTTCACCTATTATAATTTTTTTATTTAGTTTTCTAGGCATATATCTAAAAGAAGGATTTAATTCTTTTATTTTATTATCTTCAATCTCAATATCGTTAGGATAATTTAATGTTTCCAAAGGTATTGCGTTATCATAAGTATTGTATTTTACATAATTATTCACAATAACTGGTTTTAAATTGTCAAAATATTTTTGGTTTAATAAGGATTGTACTAAAATAACTTCATCATTGTTTAAATTATAATCTAAATTGGAGAATGATAAATATGTTTGTGGATTAAAAATAAAAGATTTAATACGAGTATATCTTATTAATTCATCAGCCATTTTTTTAAAATATAATTCATAATTGTTTACATCTTTTTCTAGTAAATTAATTTTAGGTATAACCAATTGACATTTATCATTATTATAAGCACATACAGCATTTTCGGAACATTTTTTCTCATTATTAACTAAACATGTTGCTATATCCTTTACTACTTCTACATCATAATTATCAGTAAAAATAACATATTCATCTGCTAACTCGTGGAGATATTTTATCATTTTGTTTAACTTAATAGTATAAATACTGGATGTATTATTCGATAATTTCTCTATTTTCTCTCGTAATTTAATATTTTTATAATCATTCAATAAAATACGTATAGTATTTCTAAAAACATTATAAAAGTTTGTTTCCATTTTAATTTTATTTATATATTTAACCCTCTTTTTATCTACATTTGTGTTTTTTAATAATATATTTTTTGGTAATATTGTGTTATATTTTAACTGAGGAATATCATCGCTTATCTTATTACTTGGATAAGGTTCACTTAAAGGAATCATTTGATTTGTTTCAGTAAGAATACCAATAATCATTTCATCTTCAACCATCAAAGCATGAAGTTTACATGGAATAGATTCAGATGAATCAGTATATATATTTTTTAAAAATGATGTTGTTTCATTATAATTTTGATAAATATCCACATTATTCATAATTACATAATCATACATTTTACTTAATGCTGAAGGATAACAAGGAATATATCCTTTACTATTATTTTTTTCACAGAATACACCAATAACTTTACTTTGATAATTTAAAATTTGATATTTAATATTATAATCTTCCAAGTTATTTATTATGACCAGTAGATCATTCAATAATATAGGTTGTTTGAAATTATATTTTTTAGGAATACTTGGTAAAGGTTGACAACCATTCACTAATAATGGAGATACAATATCTTGAAGTAAACTACGTATTTTTGATGGACATTTTGATTCAGTTTCTTTAAAGAACTTTGTTATATTATTTTTTGATTCATTTGGTTTTTCTATTTTTTCAAATAAATAAATAGGTTCATAATAACTATCTTCTTTAATTATAAATAAAGTATTCCAATTAGGTTCATATTTTGTCGTAGAATAATGGTTTGTAGGACAAATTAATTCTATATTATTAGTAGAATCTTGATTAAGTATTTCTAATATCACTAAATTAATACCACTTTTATTTAATAATTTATTCGGAAGAGATATAATATCCCATAAATAAGTATAATCTATTATTTCATCATCACTTCTCAGAAAATTAATAAAATTTTCATAAGAACTTATTACTTGTTTAAAATATTCTATATCATTATCGTTGCTATTTTTATTATTACTTTTGAATATTTTTTTGTATAATTTAGAATCACTATATTTATCCATATCTTGTTGATCTATATTTTTAATATTTGATGTATCCAAAAATGATAAATAATTGTTTCCATTTTGATATGTAATAAATGTATCAATATCTATAGCTTTTATTATTTTTTCTTTCATTTCTTTAATATCAGGGATACCTTCTTTTGTTGTATAAAATAAAGCATCAGCTATACACGCAATAAATGATTGTTTACTATTATTTTCCACACCATGTCTTAATAAACAAGCATGGTTTGGTTTTAGAAGACTTGAATCAGTTTTACTTAATTGACAATTTAAACTAATTTCTTGAAAAAATGCCTGTAAACTTAATTGTGGATACCCCCATCGCTCTTTATCTAATGGAGATTTTGTAGCGCCTATTATATAAAGATTTTCTTTTTCTTTTTCTTTTTCTTTTTCTTCTTTCTTTCTAACTGATGTTTCTTGCGTATTATCTTGTAGCAAACATTCAGCTCTTCTAGCAATTTGATCTTTACTATGATATTTACTAAAACAACATGGGGCACATTTTCCAGAAGGATGTTTTTTAGGATCTAAAAATCCTGGAAATTGTTTTTTATAATTACCATACGAGTCTAAGTGATGACCAGAATCATTAAACTCATATATATAATTACCATCATCTTTTACTTCTTTTTGATCATCGGGTATTATACCTCCACATGTAGGATGTTCTAATACCTTTTTTCCATTTTTGGTAACTTCAACCATTTCATTTGGATTTATTGGTTTATTAGTTTTTAAACACCAATAACGAGGACAAATATAATTAAACTTTTTATTAGGGTCTGAACCATATTTTATTACATCTTCATCTTTTAAAAACTTTTCTTTATTTAAAATATTATTTTGTTCTTCGAGAGATAATTTATAAAAATCTTCTTTTCCGTAATTGGTAATAATAGCTTCTTTATCATCATTTATGATTTCATTTAATTCATTATCGGTTAGTAATACTGGTTGTCGTTTTCGACTAGACATACATTGTCGAGAATATCTTTCATATTTACTATTTGACAACCCTTGATTAACAAACAATAATGGATCATATTCTTTCATTTTATCAAAAAATAATTTATCTGCTTTTAAAGATAAGCCCTTAATATCTCTGACTTCATTATTTCCACCTTCTTGATTACCTTCTTCCTCTTCCTCTTCCTCTTCTTCCTCTTCCTCTTCCTCTTCCTCTTCTTCCTCATCATCAAAAAATAAATCTAGAGCTGTTTTTACTTTTATCGTTTTTGTGTCATCCTTGTATTTTGATGATTCATCGTCTTCAATAACTTGTAATTCTTCATTTGCATCTATATACGAGGATTCTTGTTCAGGAAATGGTCTTTCTACAATTGCGGTGATATCATTTATTTCTGATTCTTTTATTTCTCCTTTTGAACATAATTCATTTATATTTTTACTTTCTTGTGTAATGAATAAAAAAGAATTAAGGTAAATAGGTATAATATTTAAAAAAAATATATTATTTATATTTGAAATAGAAATAGCGAGGGTTGATTTTGATGAGTCCACCTTCATTATTGTTTTAAATCCTGGGTTAATTTTACTTTTAATATCTCTTTTATTACTTTTTTGAATATCTAATTCACTTACAAGTTGTGCGATTAATATTTCCGCTTCTCGTTGATTAATATTATAATTATCCATTAATCCTTTAATTAATTCTTCTCCTCGTAATCCATCTGATTTTTCTCCTTGTTCAATAATAAATGCTTCTTGACTTGTCATTTTATTAAAATTAGATACTCGTCTATATCTTAATTCAGCGCCTTTTTTAATGTTTTTTGATTCAACCACAAACAAACTTGTTAAACATCCCATTAATTTTGATAATTCTATTTTCTTTTTAATATTTGATGAAAAATCATAATCTATTTGTTGTATGTTAATATTACCATCATAAATATTTTTAAAAGTGGGTATACTATATCCATTTTGTTCTAAATAAATATTTATTTCTTCTAATAGAGGATTTATATTTGTTTTAATAATATCACTTATTTGTTCAATATCAAATAATTTTGAAAATTCGCTATGAAAATGGATAGCACCATTTTCTTCAAAATTGCAATACATATTTATATTATCACTATTATTTACATACACCGATACACTTTTATTAGACCCTATATTTTTCATTAATTTAAAGATAGTGGATTTAGGTAAAAGAGGTATTTTTCTACCATCTTCAGAAACATTTTCAGTATAAAGTTTATAGATATTTTCTAATTTTATAGAAGGATTATATTTTATAAAAGGGTATTTCTTACTAGCATGAATTAATTTAAATATAACATCTAATGGGATATTTATTTTATATGTTGGATAAATAGTTAAATGAATACTTTTAATACCTGATATAATACTATTTTTATTTATTTGATTATTATTGAATGTATTATAAAACATATCAATTACTTCAAAATTATGAATAATGTTTTTATTTAATAATTCTTTATTATTTTCTATTAATTCATAACGTTTATCCATTAAAGAATCGATATCAGTAATATTTAATTGTGCAAGTAAAGGATAATAAATAACTATTGTGTTATTTAATGATATATCTTTTTTTTCCATTTCTTCCAATACTGCTGTGGCTAAGCACAGATAAATGTTATTATCGATTATTTTACCTGTTTCCATTAATAATTGATTATTTAAAGTGCTTGTGGAATTACGAGCATATTGTTCGGTAAATTTATCATATTCGTTAACTAAATAAGGATTATGAATAAATGGATATTCATCATTGGTTATTATTAGTTTGTGTCCTATTGTTGTAGTTACTCTTTTAATATTGCCTTCTAAATCTAAAGCAATAATATCATCATATGTATATTCTTCCTTTTTTGGAAAATCGTATGATTCATAATAATTATTACTTTTACTAATGTTTATTAAAAAATTATTTAATCGTGTTTGTGTTATTTTTAATTTATTATTTTGCGTTAAAATATTATAGATTTGAATAGGATTTAACATTTCATATTTATAGCAAAATAAATATATTTCTTCAAGAGGGATATCTTCCGAAAAAGCATCTATTATTTTTAATTTAATATTATGTATTGTATCATCAAAATGTATTTGATTATTAGTAAAATACACAGGAATACTATTATCTTGTATTTTTTTAATCTCATCTGCAGTAAATATTGGTTCATTATTATTTATATTATTAAACTTTTCATTAAATGGATCTTTCTTAAATAATTCTTCTAACTCATTTCTATCTTGTGACGAACCATAAAATACATGTATTGATTTTGTTTCATTCCTATTTTTCATATTATTTATTTTATATATTGAATTAATTGATGACATTTGTTATATATATATATATTTGTGCTATTATTTTTATTTCTTGATTACATATATATATAACAAATAACAAATCATATAATTAATAAATTATATGATTATATAAATTTATCTACATTTTATACATCATAATATGGGTTATCTGTAATTGTTATACCACAATAAGATTGAGGATCATTTTTATAATCAACAGGATTATATATACCTGCTTTTTCTGCGTTTTCTAATAAAAATTTAAAATTATTCCAAAACTCCTGTTTATGTCCTACAGATTTGGTCATAATATGAGCTAATTCATGAATCGCAACAAATGTTAAAGTGTTTAAATCTATTAATTTATTATTGCTATTTTTAGTTCTATTTAAACAAAATGCTAATTTTTCTCCCTTATTTTCACTATATGCAGTTAATTCGCTATTAGGTAATGTTTCACTAATATTATTCGAATTAAAACCTTCTACTAAACGTTTAATATCTTCACGTTGTGGATACTTATTTTTTGTATATTCAACTAATTTAGAACAATTATCAACCGCACTAGCTAGCAAATTCGCGGCTTCTTTTATTTTATATCTATCTCTAATACAATATTTTTTTCCATTCTCATTAGCTATTATACATTTTAAATTATATACTTCTGAATTAAAATATATCTTTAAACACATTGCAATTAAACACCCAATAAGTATATAATTAAAGAATGAACTTGTAAAACTTTTTTTTGGCATATTGATATATTATAAATATAATAATATTTATAATAAAAATATAATGATAAGGGTTTCAATTATTGAGATCCTTGAGCAATTTCTAAAGGAGGACGCATAAAATCAGGCTCAATAGTAGAAAGATTCCATGGACCGGTATAAAGTTGGGGGTTGGGAGTTTCAGAACGAAGTTGTAAGTTAGCATTTCTTAAGGATTGTCCTACGGTATCAACACCAATTTGAGCACCAGCTCTTAATAAGTTAATATTGCTTAATTCACCTTGTCCAGAGGGATTCAATTGTGCCCACTCAGATTTATTATCCTTAGGCAAGAGTTCCTCGGGATTTTGAATGGTTGGTTTAGCACATCCACCAGCAACAGGTGGTCCGGCGACTCCTCTGACTGTAGAAAATACTTCATTTTGTCCTAAAGGTTCAGAAGGTTGAGGAGCTCCACCAACGGAAGGAGCATTCTTCTTATATTGATTAGAAACTGTGCTTTCCATTGTCTCAGAACCAGCACTGCCTTTATGGGATAAATATCCCCCAAATAAAGAAATTGCGTAAGCTAGGATAACTAAAGCTATTAATGCACCAATTCCATAATCCGACATTAGTTTTGTGAAACTACTCATTATATAAATCTAGTGATAAAATTTTTTTTTGAAAAATACATTAAATAAATTATGTTTTATTTTCTAAATTATCCTCAGAATCTTTAGATATATCAAAATCACTATCATCACTATCATCCACTAAACTTTCTAGCATATATGTTTCCTTAATTTCTTTTGCTTTTAAATAAGCTTTTAATGCTTCTTGTTTTGCTTGTTTTGCTTTTTTTCGAGCTTCTAAATAAATCTCATAATATATTTGATTTGGTTTTCTTAAATTAATACTCCCTATTGTATTGTTAAATGTATCTAAATTAACTTCAGTTAAATCATTTGAACTATTTATTAAATCTGTATCAAATTCAATTAATTGTTCATTTTCATTTTCATTTTCATTTTCATTTTCATTTTCATTTTCATTTTCATTTTCATTTTCATTTTCATTTTCATCATATTGATTTTTATTTCCATTATTATTATCTATAATTGAATCATTCATAATTAGATTATCTACACTTAAATCATCTTCATTTTGCTCATTTTGCTCATCTTGCTCATCTTGTTCATTTTGTTTACTATATTGGATTTCTTCTATTGTAGTAATTAGATTATCATTTTTTTCAGTTATAATTTTATGTTTATCATCTAAATCTAATTTTACGTCTAAATCTAAATCTGATTTTGAATTAGAATCATCTAAAGTTTCTTGTATTATTTTTTCTTCCTTAATATCATTAATATCATTAATATCATTTTTAATAATTGGTTCTTCTATATTTTCTTCTAAGGATAAAGATTTATTGCTAAATGTTTCTGTATCTAATTTTTCTTCATTATTTAAAGAATCTTCCATAATTGCTGTTCCAAGTTTATTTAAGTTAATACTATTTGTAGGTGATGTGGATAATATAGGCTCGGTAGTTAATTTCAAATTCTTATTTTTTTGTATTAATGGTTTATTTTTACTTATTAAACAGGTATCAAATATATTATCTTTGCTAACAATCATCGTCTGTTTTATTTCAAACTCAAACTGAAAATTACGATTTGTAAACTTAATCCCCTGAATAGCTAAAATAGAAATAATTTGTGTATCACTTTTAATATCATCTAACGGAACACTTTCTTCATTTTCATTATACACCTTAATAATTGGTAATTTAATATTACAACGAACTAAATAGTATTTTCCTGATTTAAAAATTTTTATGGGAGACGTAAATGTTGATTCAATATCATCTAAGTCTAAACTATTTTCAAACCAATTTGAACTATTATTATAAATCATTTCATGACATTTACCCTCTAATTTTTCAAGCCAATTTATAAATTCTAAATTAGGATGTTCAAACATTAAATCACTATACATTTTTTTACCACTTTTAATAAACCCTTGTTTAGTACAACAAGGCGGGGATTCAATATATAATGGTTTATTATTATGTTTAATTTTAGTAAAATAAGCACCCCCTTGAATTGTGCTAGGTTGCCCTAAAGTTAATTTACTAAAATCAAAATCATCATTAATTTGATAAATACTCATTATTTTTTAACTAGAAAATATATAGTATATTAACACGCATATAAAATTAGGAAAAAAAATATTTTATAATTAAATAATAATAATGTCAAATGAATTCATACATCAATGTTTAAATGTTTTAAAACGAGATGATGTACAAAGTGAAATAAACCATATATCCAAACCTATTATAAATTATATTTTTTCTCTATTAAATCCATATTTATATTTATTTTTCTTATTAATTATATTAATTTTTACATTACTTTTAGCAATAATCATTTTATTAATAATTATAATGCGGAATAATTCTATTGGATTTAATAAATAATATTATCTGATTATAATATATAATGGCAAAACACACAAAGAGTAGTCATCACAGAAGACACCGAACACGTTCCACACGTCATTCTAGACGTGGTGGAGCTTTAGGAACAGCATTAGCACTTTTAGGACTTGCATATACACACAAAAGAAAGCATGGTAAAAAAGGAAAAAAGGGTAAAAAAGGAACACGTAAACATAAATCTCGTAAGTAAATATAATATTTTTACAAAAAAATATTATCTGATTCTATTATATATTATGGGAAAGAGAAGTTGTAAACGAGGCGGTAATTCAGCTGCTGCTTATAATTATGGGTTATACGGGGATGGAAATACTCAGTATGCAAGAGTTTTTGAAGGAGGTCCTAAAACTTTTGGTAATGAGATTATCAGTTCACCCCCTGCTACAGTCCAAGCGTTAGTTTCTCCATCTTCAGCTGCTACTTCCGCAGCCCAAGCTGGAGGACGCAGAACACGTAAACACAGAAAATACCGCAAAAAGGCAAGAACACATAAGGCACGTAAAAGTCATAAAAAACGCAAGGGAAGAAAAAGTCACAAAAAGCGTTAATTATTAATAAATTATTATGATTTCATATATCATAATAATTATGAGTTTTGAGAATAAAATTCAAGAATGGGTTTCTATAGACAATAAAATTAAAATATATAATGATAAAATTAAGGAATTACGTGAGAAAAAAACTGAATTAAATACAGAATTAACTTATCATGCTGAACAAAATGGGTTAGATAAATCTGTTATTCAAATCAGTGATGGTAAGTTAAAATTTACAAAAAATGCTGTATCAACACCATTATCATTCAAATATATTGAAAAAACTTTAGGAGAAATTATTCCTAATAAGGAACAAGCTACTATTATTTTAAATCATATTAAGAATAATAGAGAAGTTAAAATGGTTCATGAATTAAAACGTTATATGAATTAAAAATATATAAATTAAAGGTTTTTTTATATATTTATTACATAATGCCTAAACCATTTACTAATGCAAATATTGATGAATCTGATATGGTTATTAGTAAAACTATTAGTGAGGGATATAAAGTTGGAGGATTAGATGCTCAACAATTATTAAATAGTAGCATCACAGCATCGTCTATTACAGGTGGTAATAAAACTATAAAATCATTATTTACTGATTTAGCTGCACCTATTCCTTATTTATATCACCCAAGTTCTTATATTCCTTGTTCAATTATCAATAATAAATATATAAATACTGATACACACATATCCACAGATATATATGATAAATTATTGGAATTAATAACTACCGATTCAAAATCAAAATCAAGTAAAAATAAAACAAAATCTAAAAGATCTATAAGTCACAAATCTACTAAAAAGAATAAATAAAAATGTTATATTTGTTCTATATTTATTATATTATTACTACCTAAATGATATAATAATTATTCACTCCACTCTTTTTTATTAAAAGGAGATACTAATATATTCGCTAATTGAGATTTCCAATAATCCACCTGATTTTCAAAATTAATATTTTTTTGAGTTCTAGGATAAGGTAATGTATTACGTAACATTTCAGCTTCTGTTGATGTAATTTCTGGTTTATAACCATAACAATTTACACCAAACTTTACATTAGGATTAGCTATATATCCTCCATTTATTCCCGGACGTCCACAATCATGTTCATGTCCTGGTATGCATTGTAATTTATCATAAGTTTTTTGTTGTGTTGGATATAAAGCTAGTTGATCTTTAGACCATCCATATGAACACCATTCACCACCATTATTATATGAATCCTCTATTTGTTCGTAATCTGCTAATTCAGCACCATAAGCTTTACATAATGCTTTGGCGTTATTATAAGTATATTGATTTTGTGGTATATTAAATACTTGTTTTTCTGTTGTTATTTCTGGTATAGGTGGAGAAGGATCTATAGTATTATCAGTTGTTTGATTAATATTGATATCAATACTAGAATCGTCAGAAAATAAGTCATGTAAAGAGGCAGAAACATTTATACTAAAAAAGTATTCAAATAAGTTAAAGGCTAATAGTAAAAAAATTATAAACATTATAATTCCTATTAATCCACTTCCTGAATTATTAGAACTTTCTGACATATCAGATGATGAAGAACCTCCTAAAGAAGAAAATAATGAAATATAAAGTATTATTACGACTAATATGATTAGGATAGTTCCTTTATTAAATACAAAATTATTAATTGAATTATACATAAAATCAGGTTCTAAAGTAGATCTAGTATTTACGTCCATTATATATATCATAAGATGATAATATTAATTATTATATTTTTTTTCTATAAAAAAAACAATATGCCTTAGGGGTTATCAATTCTTGAGGATTTTTAACCTCTGCAATATTAGTATCATTAAATAAATACCATTTATTATTCGCATTTTTGATAAAACATGTATAATGTCCACCATGAACACCACCACTATGATTTGCTATACCATATAAATCATAAATAGAATCGTCTTTATTATATCCAATTATATAACGTGATAAATTAAGTCCTTCTAAAGGAAAATCTACCAACCTTTGGTCCTTTTGATTTCTTTGATTAAATCTTTTTAAATCAATAGTTAATATTCTGGGTAATGACCAAAATTTAATACTTTTAATAGCATCTTCTTTTTGTTTTGTTTTTTCATTATATATACCATTATCATTTGTTAAATGTTCATCCTGAGTATAAAGATCTAAACAATCAAATAAATTAGGAGATTTTTTGTCAGATGGTATTGGTAAATTAAGAAGCATAAATGGTTCAGGCGTGGATGATATTTCTTTATTATCCATACCTGTAAGTTTTGATATATGAGTTCCATAAAATAGTTCATACATTTCAGAATAATCTTTAGAATACATGGTTTGAATCATTTTAAAACATTTTGTCGCTAATTGATCTTCTTCATTTTCTATATTGCCTTTTATTGTGATCTTAACTTCGCGTGATAATGATATATGAAAAGAATCAATTAAAAATATGAAAAACTCTGGTAAATCATTTTGTGAAAAACCTGTAAATATATCTCTGTTACTTTTTCTAGCAACTTCTTGAATAGATTTAATAAATTTACCAGGAGAAATTATACAATTTTTACTCCACATTAATTTTCTTAAATTATCCCATTCTAATAATAAAACAGATTCTTGTTTTGATTTTAATATATGTTTATAATTCCCTTTATCTAAAAAATTATTTATTTCATAACTATGAGATAATATTTGAATACAGCTATTTATAAAACAAGTATTACCTAAATTTGTTAGTCCTGTCAATCCTTTATTTTTATATTTAGTATTAGTATTATCATTTAAATGTATTAGCATATATCACTTTGATAAAATATATTTAAACATATTTAATAATTATATATAACTATTTATATAGATTATGTCAAATCTACGTTCACAATTTTTACTAACTTATGATCAACGCGTGTTACTAGATATATACGTAGAATTATATAATAGAAACAATAATCAAATTGATACATTATTGGAGGCTCAAAATAATATTCGAAATAATATAGATATATTAATACGTTTACATAACAATCCAGTAAATAACTCACATAACAATCCAGTAAATAACTCACATAACAATCCAGTAAATAACTCACATAACAATCCAGTAAATAACTCACATAACAATCCAGTAAATAACTCACATAACAATCCAGTAAATAACTCACATAAC